TGTACCAGATCTTTAACTTTAGTCATTAGATCATCAATTGTGCTATCATTAGTTAAAACAGCATCAAATTTAGTGCCGCACCACGCTGTTTCACTAGCGTGAATTCCCAACTTTGACATATTGGTTTTAGCTCTAGAATAGTTTAAGCAACGATCCCCGGCATTAACATCACACGCATCTTTATACCACACTGGATCATCACCGCGCTTTACACGGATAACAATGCCGCCAGCTTCTTTAATTGACTTAATTTCATTAGGAAAACGGCAGTCACTAATAACAATGTCGTCTTTACTGTTACGGAGTTTGTTTTCTAGACTTGCAATCCATATATCATCATGGAATGCTTTGCGACATACTTCTGTACCCCAGTATTGTAGTACCCAACGAGGAGTAATATCCATTCCTAAACGCTCTGACCACCATGCATCTTTTTGTTCACGCCATTCGCGGGCTTGTTTTGTGCGTCCTTCTAGCATGGTTCTATCCCAACCAAACACTTGGGCAACTGCGTCTTTCAAACTGTTAGCAAACGATTCTCGTCGGAAACCGTGAAAGTTAGTAAGATAATCGGCAATAGTATCCTTGCCAGAACCAATAAAACCGCAGACGCCTATAATCATGTAGATCTCCTAAAGATGCTACAGTATATAACAGTTTTGTTACAAGGTCAAATTATTTCTTAGCCAATAATAAAGGTTAATGGTGTGCCACCTGCAACCATATTGTCAACTTCTTTGTCTAAGTTAGTCAATTCTTCCTTACCGGCTGATAATAGTGCGGCACCATTTAACGTGATTCCGCCTGATCCTGGCCCAGCAATAGAACCAAACTTTGAACGTGCTTCACCGAGCATCATCTTACAAACTGCAAGAGTGTAATCACGTAGCCATTGTTTTGCATAGATATCTTGTAGTAATACAAAATCTGGGCGATAGTTATGGCAACGGATTAGAATTTGTTCGCCCTGAGCAAAGGGACGTTGTAAGATTGTTAAAATATGGCTTGTTGGCTTCCATTTAAATTCGATATAACTACCGAACATTTTACCAACAAGTTTTTGGTATCCAGAAAACAACTCATAAGTTGCTAGTCCGCCCATCATAGAACCTGATAGTAAGTAGCTGTTTGTGTACGCCAAGTTGAATGGTTCGAACAATGTTCCACCTGCACCTAAACCGCTACGTGAGCCTACTGAACGTCTAAAAATACTTTGTACTTCTACGACTTCATCGGGCAATCTATACTCGTTAACGTCTTGTTCTAGCTCTAAAAACATGTAACTTTCTTCTACAGAGTTTGAGCTCTTTTGACGGAAACGATTAATGGCGCGATCAAGGGCTGTTTCATAGTGCTTAGGGTCAAGCTCTACTTCAACCATGCCGTCGCCCAGCATGTCTTTTACGTATTCAAAGACTTTATTACGTTCTATTGTGCTGTCTGACTTATTAGGGTCTTGTGGATAATTATCGGCCATTTTTAGTTCTCCAACTATATTTAGCTGGCGATAAATATCATTATGCCACGATTATCTTTATACAAGCCCGAACGAGGGCAAGACTACAAGTTTATAGACCGTCAAATTTCGGAAATGTTCCAAGTTGGCGGTACAGACGTGTACTTGCACAAATACATTGGTCCTATGGATCCTACAGACCCTACACAAACGTTAGGAGTTACTGGAATTCAGGACGTAGTTTTTCTTGAAAATCGTGATAGAAAATACGACCAAGAAATTTACAGAATTCGCGGGTTGTATAATGTACAGAACATTGACTTTAACCTAAGCGCATTTGGTCTGTTTATTGATCAAGACACATTATTCATGACCGTACATATTAATGATTTTATCAAATATGTTGGTCGTAAACCTATCAGCGGTGACGTTATTGAGTTGCCGCATTTACGTGATACGTTTGCACTTAATGATAGCGACATATCATTACCACGTTATTATGTAATTGAAGACGTAGGTCGTGCGTCAGAAGGATTTAGCTCTACGTGGTATCCACATCTATACAGATTAAAGATTAAGAAAATTACCAATAGTCAACAGTTTGCTGATATTCTTAACAAGCCAGCTCTTGACAGCAACGGTGATCCAGCTCCTAATGGCCAGACACTAAACGATTTGCTATCAACTTACAATAAAGAAATTGCAATTAACAATGCAGTACTTTCAGAAGCTGAAGCAAATGCGCCGCAAAGTGGATATGAGACTAGACAGTTTTATACATTAGGTGTAGACGACACCGGTAAGACAACATTAAAAACTGTTGATGCTGTAGATCCATTACTTGATGCCAGCAACGTTGGATACAATGCTAGTGCTACAGAAGGCAAAGCATTAAAAACTGGATACACTGGTTATCTTGTTGGTGATGGTATACCTCAAAATGGTTATGCATTTGGTCACGGTATACAATTTCCAGACGGCGCGGCAGAAGATGATTTCTTTTTGCGTACTGACTTTTTACCAAATAGATTGTTCCGCTTCGATGGCGCACGTTGGGTCAAAGTTGAAGATGCTGTACGTATGACAATGACTAATAATGATGATCGTCAAACATATAAGACTGGCTTCATTAATAATAGCGAATACATCTATAATGATATTATTGATACTGATATAGTTAGATGCACTGCTGGTCAATTTGTTATTGATACAAATATTGATTATAAAACTTCTACATATATATTCTTTAAACTTGAAACAACTACAGCAGGATATGAAGTTAACGGAAGTGTCATTACAAATCACTTAGGCAAGGTTAGAATCACACTACCTATTATTAAAAATGAACAACAAGTTATTCCGTATGACGGATTATGGAATTTACAGTTATGCAATAATAGAGAAGCTGTAAAACAAAGTCTATCTAAGGCTTTAAAATATAAACCAGAGGCAGACTTTTAATGCAATTCTTTTACGACGGACAAATTAGACGATACCTTGTACAGACTATCAGAGTGTTTAGCAACTTTGTAGTTAAGTATGGGGATGGCTCGTTGCATCAAATTCCAGTTATGTACGGTGATCAAGACAGACAAGTTGCATCTATTGTTAGACAAAACAGCGAAAATGTTATTAGTAGTGCTCCTCGCATTGCCATTTATATTAGTGCGTTAGACATTGATCGTGAACGCATGGGCGATGCTACTTATGTTGGCAAAGTACATATTAGAGAGCGCGATATTGTTGACGGACAATACACTGAAGGTCAAGGAAAGAATTATACAGTTGAACGTTTAATGCCAACTCCATTTAAGTTAACATTAAAAGTAGATATTTGGTCAACTAGTGCTGAACAAAAATTACAAATACTTGAACAAATTCTTGTGTTGTTTAATCCAAGTTTAGAATTACAAACTACAGACAACTATATTGACTGGACTAGTTTAAGTGTATTAAATCTTGCTAGCATTAATTGGGATAGTCGTCAAGTTCCAGTCGGCAATGAAAGCCCAATTAGCATTGCTACACTAACAGTTGATGCTCCTATATGGATTAGCCCGCCTGTTAAAGTTAAACATCTTGGTGTTATTACTAGTATCATTACTAGTATGAATAGTGATATTAATGTAACTACTGACGGATACATTGATGGCCTTGGAGTTTCACTAAGTGGTGACACAATTACCTTGTCAAGTGTAATTGCCAAAGGTACTACAGTGCCTGGCGGGTTTCAGTTATCGGTATATAATGATCGTACTGGAGTTGGGTCAGCGGTATTGTTAGGTAAGAATGAAAATGTATTGCCTGCACACGCCCTTGAAGTGCCAAAGCGTCAAGGGCCGCCAATTACATGGGACACTTTATTAGGTCAGTATCCTGGAAAATTCCATTCTGGATCAAGTAGATTATTCTTAACACAACCAAATGGTGTTGATGTAGTAGGAACGGTAGCACTTAATCCGCTTGACAATACTGTGTTAACTGTAAACTGGGACCGAGATACAATTAATTCAAATGTAGACTTAACTGCATATAACGGATATACTAGTGTTAGAAATACTCCAGGTAATTTTGATGCTATTATTGATCCGCAAAAAGTTTATCCAGGGCAAGGTATGCAGAACGTAGTAGCTGGCGATCGTTTCTTAATCATTGAAGATATTGGTTCTCCAGTAAACGAGTTTGATAATGATTATACTGGCCAAGCTGGAACACCGGCCGCTAACGGCCCTGATGCTTGGAAATCTAATAGTGGTGTTGATTTTATTGCAAAAGCAAACGACATTATTGAATGGGATGGAAATAGCTGGCGCATTATATTTGAGGCCGCTCAAGAATCTGAGAGACTAGTCTATCAAACGAATATATACACTGGAGTTCAGTACATGTGGAATGGTATCCAATGGAAAAAGAGCTTTGAAGGTGAATATAAAGCGGGCCAATGGAGAATAGAACTGTAAAAGATCGTATTGTTTGTAGCGGAGCACTTGTCTACGCTAAAAGCACACGGCGTTTTTTATTAGTTCAAAAGGCAACTGGCAAGCATAAAGGCACTTGGGGCCTAGTAGGTGGTACTACTATAGAAGGTGAAAATCCTTGGCAGGGCCTACAGCGTGAAATAGAAGAAGAAATTGGTTTCATGCCCGCTATCATCAAAACAATTCCCCTTGAAACATTTGTTAGTAACGATAAAGTTTTTAACTTTCATACATATCTGTGTGTAGTAGAAGATGAATTCCTACCAACATTAAGTGATGAACATATTGCTTGGGCATGGTCAACAATAGACTATGCTCCTAAACCGTTACATCAGGGGTTGCGTAATAGTTTTAGTTCAAAAACAATCCGTACAAAATTACAAACTGTATTTGATTTAGTGGAGTTAATTTAATGTTTAGCTGGTTTAAGAAAAAGAAAAGCTGGGTAAGATTTTATTCGCTTGACCAAAACGTAGCAACAATCTATCCAGTTATAAAAAATACACTTGTTGAACGAGACTGGAATGGTCTAGGTAATATAGATCGCAATCGTCCCGAACAAGGAAATCAAACTGTATTAAATTGTCCTGCAATCAAACAAATTAATAGAGCCGGGTATGTTATTTGTGCGCCTGCTGATTTTATTATTAAGACCGGTAAAGGTCCTACTGAAATATCGTGGGAACACCCGTTTGCATTTAAACGCCATAGTGACAAGTATACGTTTGGTGGAACTGATTATTACATTAGCTGGCACAGTCCTCCTCAAGTTGAACCACTAATACCACGTGAATGTCCACATAGCAATCAACAGTTCCATCATAGCGGAATTAAAGTTGAAACTCCATGGCGTGTTAAAGCCAGTGACGATATTGTATTCCTACAAATTCCAGTGACGTATACTAATGAAGAACGTTTTACTGCGGCTATTGGTATTGTTGATCCACGCTATATGCATGCCGTTAGTGTACAGCTATTTTGGCATGTCACCGAAGGCGAGACATTAGTTAAAGCAGGCACACCACTTGTACAGTATGTGCCAGTTAGCAGAGAATTACTCAACAGCAAAAATGTAGAATTTATTGTTGATAGTGCTAATGATGTTGATCGTGAAGTTGAAGATGCGTATGTGTTTTCAAATCACAGTCGTTTTCCTAAAACAGATACAGTTGGCAATAAAATTAGAATTATTACTGACCTGTTTAACTATTTTAGAAACAAATATCCTAAAAATAAAATTTAAAGTTTAAGGCGAGTTAGCGGATCTACGTTAACATCTCCGCCTACAAACGTATTAAACGACAAACTTAATCTTGGCTTATCACCAAGATACTCATCAACCATATGTTCTACGTTGCTAGGAAATATTAGCATAGTGCCTGCTTCTGGCGCAACTGACCAGCTACGTGAATTATACAAATTAGATTCAACAATATTATACTCAACTGTATCATACTGACTTGTTATAAATTTAATGCGGCCGCTGTCGCCTTCGCTGTCAATATAAACTACTCCCGATAGGATACTATTAGGATGCCAGTGTCTGTGATGGCTTTGACCTTTTTCTGTTTTATTAAACCAACTTTCAGTAACATACATTTTTACATTAGGACTTGCACCCATAATTCCGTAAAAATATTCTATAAGATTATCAGAAATTTGATTAGCAAACTCAGTTAATGCAGGATCATCTAAAACATTTTGAGATTCACTAATCCAGTTTTGATAATTTTTTGCCCATTTAATGCTAGACAAATCTACTTTAGAAACGTCTAAGTGTGTTTTAAAAATTGGCTTTGAAAACAAAGGCCATAGTTGCTTTTCGGACATAGTTCCTCTCAGGTCTGCAGATTATCTGCGTGTATAATGATATATATTAAACTACAAAAAAACTTCGAGAAGAACTGACTATGATAAACTCAATTTGTGTACTAGGTGGCGGCAATGCTGGTTTAATGAATGCATTGTATCTTAAATCATCTATTCCACATCTAAATATTACATTAGTTAAGTCCAATAAGATTGGAACTATTGGTGTTGGCGAAGGATCTACCGAACACTGGACACGATTTGCCAATGCTGTTGGAATTAATTTTATAGAACTAATCGAGCATTGCGGCGCAACTATTAAAACTGGTATTAAATTTGAAAACTGGCACGGCGACGGTACTAGTTTTTATCACAGCCTGCCGGAGGACTTTGTATGGATGGATCCGCATACTGGTGCAACACATACTTTGATGCGATTAATTGCAGATGGCATTAAAGCTGAAGATATGCATTGGAAACTAGTCCTTGAAGACAATATGGTAATGGAACCATTAACTGACTACTATCAGTTTCACTTTGACAGTGAAAAACTAAATTCATATTTAGAAAAACTATGTGTTGCACGTGGTATAAAAGTTGTCGAAGCTGAAGTTGTTGATTGTATATTAGATTCTGACGGATTTGTCAAATCAATAGTTGACTCTAATAATCAACAGTATGCCGCGGACTTTTTTATTGATAGTAGCGGATTTAAAAGAGTTATATCGTCTAAATTAGGTGCTACTTGGGTTGATTGGTCAGCACACTTACCAATGAATAGTGCAGTGGCATTTCAAACTACTGATCAAGATGACATCCCAGTGTACACTCTAGCAAAGGCTATGGATAGCGGGTGGGCGTGGCGTAGTCCCGTTCAAGGACGGTTTGGCAACGGATATGTGTTCAGTGATCAATTTATTACTGAAGATCAAGCAATCGCAGAAATACAAACACATTATAAAAATACTATCAACATTGGTAGGAAGATTAACTTTACATCGGGAAAAGTAAATAAGGTTTGGATTAAAAATTGCGTTAGCGTTGGTCTTAGCAGTAATTTTGTCGAGCCGCTTGAGGCTAGCAGTATTTCAACTACTATTCAACAATCAAGATTATTAGCTTCTGCACTATGGAATTGGCATCGTAATGATACTGCAACTATTACTGAATACAATCGAGTGTTTGATGATATGATGTTTAACGTCCTCGACTTTATTCAGTTACATTATTTTACACAACGAGAAGATACAGAGTTTTGGCGCTGGTGTAAACACGATATAAAAATGACAGAGTTCAATAAAGAAAATTTAGAAAACTTTAAAACAAATTTTATCAATCAGGTATTATTGCCTGAAGACGGGACTATGTCCTTGTTTAGAATTTATGATTGTCTAAACTGGGCACAAGTTATGCATGGGTTAAGAATGTTTGATACTGCTAAAATTAAAGAGCTGTATGAAACACAATACGGACAAAGATATAGAGCATGGTGTGAAAATAATATGAAACAAATGCACGGGTCGACTACAGAGGGTCGGATAAAACATAAAGAAGCTATTGATCTTGTCAAACAGAGATTAAAAGGAATAGAATACTCACTATGATTAATTCAGTTTGCATATTAGGTGGTGGCACTAGCGGGTTAGTTACTGCGTTAATGTTACGTAAGGCGTGGCCTAACCTTAAAATTACTATGATTGAAAGTTCAAAATTAGGAATCATCGGGGTTGGAGAAGGCTCAACAGAACACTGGCGTGTGTTTATGCGGCATGTTGATATTGACATATTCTCATTAGTTAGAGAAACTGGAGCTACATTTAAAATAGGTATTAAGTTCACTGATTGGAATGGTGATGGAAAAAGCTATTTCCATAGTTTATCTGAGCAGTACGGATCAGTATCAAAGGTACACGGACTACCATTTACCTGGTTGCGAATGATTGGCGAGGATTGGGATCCATTGGACACTATGTGGAAGAAGGCGCAAGACGGTTATCACATCGAACCCGTGCATGACATACTAAGCCAATATCATTTTGATACTAATAAACTTAATGACTTTTTACATAGGGTGTGTAAAGAACGAAAGATTACAATTATAGACACTGAAGTTGAAGATGTTATCCTTGACGAAGATGGATATGTTAAAGAGTTAGTTGACGTAACAGGTACACACCACGCCTATGAATTTTATGTTGACTGTAGTGGGTTTAAAAGAATTATTGGTAGCAAGTTAGGAGCAAAGTGGGTTGATTGTTCTAAGCAATTACCTATGAATAGTGCTATTGCGTTTCCAACAGACTATACTGAAGTTATACCTCCCTACACGGAAGCGACTGCATTAAGTAGTGGATGGGTATGGCGCATACCTACACAAGACCGATACGGCAATGGATATGTGTTTTGTGATGAGTTTATGAATGAAACTCAAGCCTACGATGAAGTATCACAACACTATAAAGATAAATTAGGTATTGAGAAATCACTTAGCATTGGCAAAAAAGTTAAGTTTAGTGCAGGCTATGTAGAAAACTATTGGATTAAAAATTGTGTCATGGTTGGGTTAAGTGGTATATTTGTTGAACCGCTTGAAGCAAGCAGTATAGGTACTACTATTCAACAAGCATCTATGCTGTTGCCTGATTTATTCTTTTATGAACGTGGCGAAGAACTAACTGCCGAACGCTACAATAAACATATGAAAATTATTTCAGAAAATATTGTAGATTTTATACAGTTACATTATTTTACCAAACGTGATAACAGTGAGTTCTGGCGTTGGTGTAAAAACGAAATTGTTCCTACTGAATTTAATGCAAAATATTTAGAATATTTTAAGAAAGGTTATCCAAACATTAACTTGTTTAATCAACCTATGATATTATTTTCATTCTTAAATTTTGGTCAAGTAATGCACGGGCTAGGTATGTTTGATAACGAATATATCAAACAAAAATATGAAGCTCACATGGGGGCGCACTCATTAGACACTGATCGATTTATGAAAGCAACTAAGTTAAGCGATGAGAATGATACGTTCTTTTCGCACAGAGAAGCATTGAATATAATTAAAGAAAGAGATAAGGCACATGTATACAAATTCTAAAGTTGTTGTATTAGGAGGCGGTACAGCAGGATGGCTAACTGCTTTGTTTGTTAGACGCAACTGGCCAAAGGCAGAAGTTGTTGTTATTGAAGATCCTAATCGTCCTCCAATTATTGCCGGCGAAAGCGGTAGTACTACATTTGTAACGCTATTAAAACATTTAAAAATTGACACTAATGATTTTATTCGCCAAGTCAATGCTACACCAAAACTGGGCGGAAAGTTTACTGACTGGAACGGAGTTGGCACAGAATTTATTCATGCTTTGCAAACTGATTATGCTCCTTACCTTAATGGGTGGACTGACTACTTTGAAGAAAACAGAGATGAATTATCTATAGGAACACTAATGTCGTTAATGACCGCTGAAAGTGCAAAAGAACGATACCAGCGTACTATTATTGGCAATAACATTCCAAGTGCAGAAGCATATTTTGCCAACCATTTTATTAAAGAAAACAAAGTACCATTTGGAGCAACTGCGGATATCCCGTGTGTACCTATGTGGCATTTTGAAAGCAGAAGTACTGCGGCTTATCTTAAGAAAATTGGATTAGAAAGAGGTATTACCTTATTAGAAGGCGAATTTCAACAGGCAGTACAAGATCCCAACGGCGACATTACTAGTGTTACACTAACTAACGGTAAGATTGCAGAAGGTGATTGGTTCTTTGATTGCTCAGGATTTGCTAGACTGTTGTTAGATAAAGTATTAGAAGAACCAGTTGTTGACTATACTAATTATTTTCCGGCAAGAGCAGTAGTAGCATGGTGGGACGAAACTTGTCCGTGTGTTACAACAAATGCTACCGCTATGAAATACGGTTGGAGTTGGAACATTAATATCCGTAATAGATCTGGTAACGGATACATTTACGATCCAGATCATATAACGCTTGATCAAGCTGTTGAAGAAGCTGAAATACGATTTAATAAAAAAATTGAACCTATTGCTAACTTTCAATTTACGCCTGGAATGATGCGTAATGCGTGGAAAAACAATGTTATTGCAATTGGACTTAGCTCGGGATTTATGGAGCCCCTTGAGGCAAACGGCGTTGCTGTAATAGTCGAAAGTTTATTTGGCATACAAGACTACTGGAGTCCGCACGAAACTAATTTTCCTGTTGAAACTGTTAAAAGATTTAACGATAGGATATGGTATATTACCGAAGGTATTAGAGATTTCTTAGCATTGCATTACCGAGGACAGCGCAGAGATACTGACTTTTGGAAGAGTCATGCACATGATGAGTGGCGCATACCCCCGAGTTTAAAACAAGCGTTAACGGCTTGGGACGGGTATTTTAACCATGAAAAGCCTGAACCTAATTGTATTGGCTATTCTCCAGGTGCATGGCTTATGGTATTACAAGGATTATCTGTATTTGACCACAGTAATATAGCAAAACTAAATGAAAAGTTCCTCCCGTTGGGCGAAAAAGTACTAAATATCAATAGAGACAAGTATAAGGCTCTCGTTGAGCCATTTTGGACCATTGACGAGTGGCTCAGAAAAACAGAATAAATACATATTGAAGGAGATAGTAAATGAATATTTACAAAGTAATTTTAAGAGACGGTGATAATCCAGCTACATCAGCATTACACGCAATTGAAAAGTATTGCTATGCAAACACCCGTGTTGAAGCAAGCGAGCTATTCTTAGAAAGCGACGGCCCACGCTGGCACTTAGCAGGCCCGTTAAAAGTTGAGGAATCTAAAGTTCCAGAAGGTGCTACATTTATTAACAGTAAACCTGCTTAATTAAATTTTACCAACGTTGTCCATTAAGTTTTTAACATTCTTAATGTGACCAAGTTCGGACTGAATTGCCTGGCTTGCATACTCGAACGGTAATCCTAAACAAGGACGAGTATCCCATTTAAGCCAGGCATCGTCACCTTCAGCGTTAACATATTGTAAGAACGCCTGGATGTGCTTTTCTTCTTGTAGTGGTTCGCGCCAATGCTCGTGCTTGCGACCGCAGTAAATTCCAGCATCACCGACTTCTAAGTTAATTGCATGGACTGTACCTTCTGCATTTTTAACATACAATGGCCAGTTTTTATTCTGTTGTAGGCATAAACTTACAGTCACTTCAGAACTAGCTCGATCAAAATGTTTCTTTAAATCAGTATCTTTATAGTATATTCGAGCATAAGAGTATGTTGGAAACAATTTCATGCCAACTGCCTCCTCTATTTTAGGCTGTAGAGATACTGCCAGTGCTTCCATCATTAGTGGACTATATCTTGCAAATGTGTTTTCACATAAATCTGCTAAATTAGCTCCTGGATATAGATGCCGGCAAGTTGTCTCCATCATGCTAAACTCAAGAGCAATAAACTCTGCCATCTCTTTACTGATAGCATTTTTAATAATGTAGAAATCTTGTTTCATAGCAACGGCATTACGCCCATGTTAGAGCAGGGATGTTCATTACCGCCAAGCTCGTTTAATGTAAACACATCAAAGCCAATAGTAGTTCTAACGCCCTGGAATGGAGTTATTGCTTCAACTTTATGCAGGCGTTGGCCTGGTCCAAAATAAATTTGTCCAGGCTTGTTTACTATCTCATACCCTTCAAACATTGTTTTAGTATCCTTAGGATCAATTGCAATATATCCGTGATACTCAAACTCATGTCCGTGCCAGTTTAATAACTCAGATTGCTGGTGATAATTTAACCATGCTTGAAACCACAATGGTCGATCATCTCCTAACTGCCCTCTTATTAGGTTACGCATTTCTATATAAATTTGATAAAATGCAGTTGACGGTGCAGTTAACGCAAATACATTATACTTGTGATAAGACCATGTTGAATCATGGCCAGGAAATATATCCCTGAACAACATGTGAGCTCGATTTATATCTTCAAAAATTCTATCTTGATTGTTAGCAATAAAATCTGATTGATATAATGTATAATCCGTCATACAAATATATTTCCTAAATTAATATTAATTAAACATCTATAATCTGCTTCTTTACAAAAACTTGCTGTATGATAATATTTTCCAGGAAATGCAATTAGCTTACCTTTCTTTGGAGTTATTCGATGTTTGATTGTAAAATCGCCTGATTTAATTTTGTCAATGTCTTTTTGTCCCGGGTCAAAATCGTCGTTTGTTTCATTAAAAATAATAGTATCTCCGTCACTATCATTAACATAATAAATTGCATTCCAATGCGGGTGAAAACTATCAATATGTGGCATTAGCATATCTGAATCAGCTTTTTGATTTGCTAATGTTAAATTGGCTCGCATTCTATACAATCTATTAAACGGTAACTTTGCTTGACTTGTTATGCTTAGTACAAGCGGATATACTAGTTGAAAGAAGTTACTAACAGGCGCACTTTTCTCATAAAAGAAATGATTAAATCCTGGCGGATTATTTGACATATTCTTAAAGCACTCATCCCCTGATACTATATTTTTATTAAGCACCCAGGGAAATTCCCAGCCTGTAAATGTATCAAGCAAATGATTCTGATAATCAAGCGGGATAATATTGTCAACTTCTATAATGTCGTTCATTGTTTTCTCTTAAGATTTCCAGATATTGATATTCTATATTCATCTGATGTGCTAAACGGATATACAGTATGGGGCAAGCAACTTGGAAATAAAAATACAGTGCCTTCATACGACCTATCAACCGGAAATTCTGCTTCTCTTGTTTCGCCGAATATGTTAGTATATATGAAACTGAACATACCTGCACGGGGCATATTGGCCATTTTAGAACTTGGAGTGGATAACTCGTCAACTATTAAAAATGGTACTTTAAGCCATATGGCAAAACTATACACTCCGTCGTGTGTATGCATCGGATTAAACTCGTGTTTCTTTTGAAAATTGACCCAATACGTATCTAATTCTAAATCAACTGATTGTAAATCTCTACCGCTATTAGTTGTTGACCAGTTAGCAGTATAATCGTTACACAGCCCTATTAAGTATTGTTCAAGTTTTAGCTTGTTTGTTGATAACTTGTATTCTGATTCAATATTACCTGCTAAATTTAAATTATAACGGTCAGTGCTTTTATCTAATGCATCAACCTCAGCTTGTAAATTTGCCAACAATTCAGCCGGAACTGTATCTCTTACAAATCCATAGTTAGCAAATGATCCAAACATTGTCATACAGCAATACCAAAGAAATTAATAGTCAGTCTCGAATCGTCGAGAGTATTTCCAAAGTAACCGTCAGCGGCATGGAATTGATCAGGCGGAAACATAACACATCTGTTAAAAATATTTTCAACAGTCATGTTTCTCTTGAATAGTGTACGTTGCTCTTCTTTAAACTTAGTAAATGCTAGTCTATCAGCTGGGTCAGCTTTTAATTCTTCAAAAAATAAACTATTATAATCTTGATTGTTATCTGCAACTTTTGTATAAAAAGATAATCCAGTAGTTGCTGGTGCGATTTTATTTAAAAATATAACTCCGGCAACATTATATTGAGGCTCATCTTGATGCATCCAACCAATATTATAACTTCCATCTACAGATGCAAAATTTATTTTCAATAAAGAAAAAAACTTTTTATCATGCATGTGATTAATAATAGTAGTTGCAACAGAATTAAATAATTCCATATCTAACTGATCTAGTGTAGTAGTACGTGTTCCAGGCCAAGTTGAGTTTTCATCGCGAGTAAACTCTTGCTTTAGGGCATAATGTTGCCATAGATCAGGAGCTTCAAAAAAGTTATCAATAACTTTAATTGGTTGCTTTAATGTTCTCATTGTTTGATAAAAAATACTTGTGTTAATCTCGTGTCTTCTTTAGTTGTACCAAAGAAATTATCGGCACTATGCCAACATCTTGAATCAAAAAGCACTAGACGATTATATACATTTTCTACTACTATACTTTTTTTAAATTTTGAAACTTGTTCGGATCTGTACTTTGCATATACTTCACGTTCTTCTGGTGATGCATTATTAACATCTGTTTCAAACATTTTGTTATAAAACTCTCCATTAAAATCTACAGAGTCTTCATATATTGTAGTCCCAGTGCCAATTGGAGCATCTTTACTTAGGTATATAATCCCTGCATATTGAAATGTTGGGTCGTCATCGTGTACCCACCCGCGGCCATATTCTTCTGCTATAAGTTGAAACCCAGTTTGCAATTCTGCTACTTGTGTAATGCCATAATCTTTTAAAACAAATAATATCTTTTTTAGTGTAATTTGAAATAGATCGTAGTGGAGTGTGTGCAACAACTCTGTTCTTAATCCGGGCCAGTTACCGCGATTACCTTTAAAGAATTCTTGATCTAGTGCAAATTCTCTCCATAAGTTAGGATCATTATAAAAATTGTCAACTACGATAGTTGGCATATACGGATATAGGAACTTGTTTTTAATGTCGTGAGACTTGATAAACTCTGAGCTACTCAAGTTTTTAACGTTTATAAATTTATTTAGAAATAAATTATCCATCAATATCGGCAGTAAAGTTAATTGTTATGGCCATTCGCTTTGTATGAATTTTAGGGCAAGTACTAGCATGATAATGACGGCCATTAAACAACAAAAATTTTCCTTGATTAGGAGTACATTTATGTAAAGGATAAAACTTTTCAGCAGGTTCAATTTCTCGAAATACTACAGTATCACCGTCGCATTCATTTACGTAATACACCGCAGTATAGTGATCAAAATCATAATCAATATGAGGTGTGTTATACTTGTAACTTAGGCTATGCAAGGCATACTTAGTATTGAGTAGCATTCCGGCTCGAACTCTTAATAGTTCTTTAATCTTAAATCCGCCAACTTCCTCTAATGTGTTAATTAGCGGTTTAAAGAACTCGTAGTGCGGATTTGATTCATGTTGCGAGTAGTATAATAAATTTCCAAAAGCTGGTGTAGAATACTGTGGAAGATTAATCTTTTCAGTGGTAGCATCCTCCATGAAATGCCAGTCAAAGTTAATATTAGTCAAGTAACTGTATATTTCATTTTGATACGATGGTTTAACTACCCCCGTATACTCTCTTGGTTTAAATATTGTTGTCATAATTAATCCTATAATAATTTCTGTCGTTAATTTCTGTTGGATCGTCTGATGGTAATCTAGTCCAACACGGTACACTCATGCTTAGTCTTTTACCCATTGGTTCTGCAATATGGTATGCTCTTGAGGGAATATATAAAGCATCACCTGGTTCAAGAACTACATCAATTGCTAAATCAAGATCATCGTGGGTTAATTTATGATTCATTGTACCAGTTCGATACATTGACGAAATTCTGTTATTATACACTTTCCAACGAGTTTTGCCCTCTGCTTGAAAAATAAAATTAGAAGGATAATCCTCGTGTATCCAAAACGACTTTGCATCTGCGAGGCCGCCGTATACATGTATTGCGGCATTTATGTCATAAATTGCTTCAAGAGTTTTTAACAATTCATTAGTTTTTTCACTATAAAATCCATAATCCATAATAACAAACCCATTACCTTTGTTAATATGATCTACCATAAATGCTTTGTCTTGTACTGGTTTTGCAAATACCCAGGCTTTTTTATGCATTGGAATTTCTATCTTAAGATTGTCTTTACCAATCATTTCAAAATTATATAGCGCAGGATTATTAACACATTTTTCTACGTCGTCCCAAGACAATACTTCTTGCACTCCGGGTAACAAGTTTTTAAAATAGTGAGGTTTATCTTCATACAGAAGATTTGTTTCATTAACTAATCGTTGGCCTATAGCGTTCATCGTCAGTCCTAATTATTTTTACATTAAATGAAAGTGATACACGATCTTCATCTAACTCGTTAGCAGAAACTCCATGTGGCAACCATCCCGGAAACATGATTAATCTACCAGTGATTGGATCATAGCTAATTGCCGAAGCACTAATAGGAGTAAATTTTTCTAAGTTAGCAAAAGACATAGTGGCAAAATCTTGCATCATATTTTTATACATTGTAATTTTGCCTTGTCCAGGGCGAGCTTTTAAATAAAATACTCCAGATACAAATGAAGCATCGTGCATGTGAACCATATTAGAATTAAACTTATAGTTAACATTAAACCATATATTTTCTAAAACAGGAAAACAAAACTTTTCATTAAATCCAAAATCTCGTACACATTGTTCAGATTGTGCAAGGATCTTATCTTCTATAATTTTTAACTCGGGATATTTTCCAGGTCTAAAATCTTTACTTTGCCAGCCGCCTTCATTGCTTAGTTTTCTGCCTGCTGGGTCTTGCTCTTTCATAGAGTAACATAATTTTAACATTTCTTCAGTATTAAAATTAGTATCTTCCCACCAGACAGGTGTTGGGAAATATAAATCATAGTTCATTTAAATAAATCTCCCATAGTGTTTGGATGTGTTTCATGGCTGAATGCAAATGCATGGCTCCATCTAAAATCAACTTTTTCTGAAATATATGCAAGATGGCAAACATTTGAATTGTACCAAGTCATAGTACCTTCTCTAGTCGGAGCCATACCTACACATTCAAATCCCCAAGTCTTTAATTCTTCATCTGGAATGTTAATCCATGCATTTGCACGTTGAGGTTTATCGGCTAGAGCTTGCCATTCTTTATATCTTGGATGATTAGGGTCTGTTTGAAAGTCATAAATTTCATTATACATTTTGCCTGTATAGCGATATAGTTTAGTCCCGCTGTCTGCAACGTCATGATCAGTAAACCATAGGTTTGCAACCATTCCATGAATATAATCAATGTGCGGGATTCTCCAGCATGTTATAGGGCGAGCTCGATCTTTATAATAAACATTGCCCCATTCATGTAATTGTGGCACAAAAACAGTCTTGTCATTGTGCATAAGATAAAACTCTTCAACTACTGCGGCAATGTTTCCGCTAACCCATTCAGGAACATGTATAGTATCAAAAGGGTTAGGATCCATGTTATCAGGATGATTATTATCTTTTTGTATCGGGAATGATCCTATTAGTTCTCTAAAAATATTAAAGCCGTCGCCCATAAACGGATGATCTGATATCCAATAGCCAATATCACCGTCAAGTTTTATATACTCAGCGTTGAAGTCGTTGATAGGTTTTAGTTTAATAACTTTATCAATGTTATTAGCATCAGGATAGCAAACTTTAAACTTTCTCATTTTATATTAAGCGTCAGAACAATTCGCTCATCAGTAGAGTTATTATTTTTTTGTACTCTGTGTCGCATATATCCCGGAAAGATTAATACATCATTAGTTTCGCAAGGAACTGCTCGGTATGAACTTTCTTCTGGGGTTATAGGAAACATTGTTTTATGATACTCAAGAGGATCTTTAAATTCAATGAAGCCAGAGTCTGGCGGGAGTTGAATATAGCAAGTCACTACAAACATAGTTTGATTGTGATTGTGTTCAATAGTTTCCCCACCGTAGCCATGTCGGTTACACCAGGACTTCAATACTTCTGACCGTGTATAGTTAAACGCATGTTCGCGGCGAATAAGAGCAATTTTTTCGCCAAGCCAGTTTTGAAAATGTGCTAGTTCAGCCCACGAATGGGGCTGAATACTTTCATCTAACGCAACTGTTGATAGTGCGTTGCCGGCTTCAAGTTCAGAATTACGTTCAACAACGTTAAACAAATGATCTATCTTTGGTTTTAATTCTTCAAAATTAAAATCATATTTAAATTTCCAAACGTCCGGAGGAAATAAAAATAGGCCGCCATTATTAAGCTGGATCACCTTGTTGAGCTCCGTCAAATGTTTCTAATGCAAGCTGTAAGCCCATTAGTACACCTTCCATTTTTAGGACGTCTGTGCTAAGTTCTTGTCTCTTAGCAAAATCGATAGCAGTAATTCCGTAAGGGTTTAACTTAACATTAGCAAATTCTTCTTCTAACTTAGCTAATTCCATAGAAGCACCTTCTCGTTGTTCGGTAATTTTTACGATAGTAGCTTGGAGTTGTTCTTTGTAGTTCATAGGTCATCCTTTTGTCTTGTACTTATTCAAAACAGTTATCACGCGGCTTAATCTTGAAGATAAAGAATCGTTTGCTAAAAACGCACAATTTGATGCATAGTTAAATTCTTGTTCTTTTTTAATATCACCGTCAGTAGCTACATCTATTGTAACATCATAATACGATCCGGACAAGGCTTTTCTTGAAATTGGAATAATTTGACATAGCGGAGTGCCTGCTTTGACAATCGTAACCTCGTTTAATACTTTCCAAAACAACTGTATATTAACTACGTGTCCGTATTTTGGATCTAATATTCCTGTAGCCGCTGAGAATCTACTTTCATTATTGTATGTCACTGGCATTAATAGTAACACCGTATCATCACTTGCTTCAATGCGCCACGGCGTTTCAATTTTTACTACTGTTTTTAATGTAGTATTTTCATTATCAAGTAACGGTTCTGTTTGGCTACGAGTATGGCTATTAACATACGCTTCCATACCTGGAGTAATTTTACTAAAGCGATAAGGTTCGCCCCAGTTAAAACTAACTCCGTCGCCATTGGTATGTATTGAAAAATCAGCAGGTGCCGGAACTATCCATCCACTTGATACAATTTTTTTAATGCCTGGACAATTTTTTGATGAAAGTGTGTCAGCTTGATCTCCAGTTTGTATTTGTGTTAGAAAATTGCGATCAACCGATGCTGATTTTACAATTGGAAATAAAGTTGCTGTGCCAGATTCTAATGAGTAAAAACGTATAAATGGTTTTGACTCTTTACGCATCCAACCGAATAGTTTTTTACATATCGTAGTCATCTTTTCCGCCGTATATCTCATTCTTTAAAAATTCATAGTGGCTTGGTAGTGTTTTAACATACTCACTAACATACTGCTTATGCTGTTCATGTTTAGTTTTTGTATAGTCTAGTTCGGCTTGTTTATTAGCAGTAATCATAAACAGCTCTTTTGTTGAAACAGATTTAAGACCCATTCCCGCCGCAATAAACAATGCTGGTACAAAATCAGTACTGTATGTTTGATTTAATGTTATTGTCCCGATAAGATTAGGATATTGATTTTGTCGATGTACAGTTTCTAATAACATTTCTGGACAATATTCATGTTCCTCTGTTGCCCACTGCCAGTAAGGGGTGTCGTCTCGCAATGATAGAGCATAATGTTGGCTGACAAAATCTCTAAACTTCAATACTTCATTTTCAACTGCAAAATTAAAACCTTCTTTTTCTGTACGTGTAGCAACACCGCCACGACGATTCAAAATTTCTACAAGTTTAATAATATTTTCATGCGTAGTTAGTAAGCCAGTTGATTCAAGAGGCTCTACAAATCCATAGCTTAGACCAACACCCACGACATTTTTAACCCAGCCTCGACGGCGGCGGCCATGTTTAATATCAATATGAAACATTTCTGCTTTTTCTGCACGTTCTCTTGTTCCAGTAGTAGCTAAGTGTTCAATGAATTCTTGTTTGGCAGCTTCTTTAGAAGTAAACTTAGAGCTATATACATATCCCGTGCCAATACGATTCCATAATGGAATATGCCATACCCAGCCATTACCTAATGCATGGCAATCTGTATAGTTGTGCATTTCATTTTCACGATCTTCATACGGCAATCTACATGCCCATGCACAATCATTTGCTAAGTGCGTATCAAATGACAAAAAGTCTTGTTCCATCCATTTGCCTAACAGCAATGATTTAAATCCAGTACAGTCAATCCATAGATCAGATACAAGTTCTGTACCATCTTTAAGCAACAATTTTGTTATATACCCTTTACTGTCTTTAACACATGCTTCTACTTCACCGTGTATATGATTAACACCGTTCGGTAATGCAATTTTATTTTTTAAATATTGTCCAAATAACTGTGCGTCAACGTGATACGCAGTATCCCATTTAAAATTAAAATGTCTTAAATTGCCTTGACTATTGCGAGTTTGTTTATTACAGTTTGCTAAAAAAGTATTAGCAGTAGCATACATTTCTGCAAATGTGTCTGGAGTGTATTCTTCTGGATACAATGTTGCTAGTTCTGCCCAAGCACCAATACCGCCTGGCTTATCAGTATAATCAAACCCAAGACTAAATGGGTATTGGAAACTACTGCCATCATTTTCTCTAAAATTAGTAAAACGAATAGAGTTTTTATAAGTGGCATTACATTCGGCCATCCAGTCCTCGTCTTCTAATCCTAGCATGGTTAAGAATTTAGTTATGTGACCAAGTGTACTTTCTCCAACACCAACAGTACCAATTTCAGGCGATTCAACTAATGTTAGTTTAATACCCGGGCACAATTTAGCTAGTGCGGCAGCAGCCATCCAACCTGAACTGCCGCCACCGACAATCGTTACCGTCTTTATTTTCATAGAGAATAGTCGTCTTTCCCGCCGTATATCTCGTTCTTTAAAAATTCATAGTGACTTGGTAATGTTTTAACATGATCAATTACAAAGTCTCTATATTCTTCATAACGGCGTTTAGTATATCCAATTTCTTCTTGCTTAAGAGTTTTAGTTTGACGAGTCCCGTTAACAAAAATTAATTCTTTAGTAGAAATAGATTTAACACCCATGCCGCCTGCAATGTACATATTACCGACATAATCGCCGTAGTATCTTTGATTACCAACAATGTTAGCCATCATATTAGGATATTGGGCTTGAGTCAACATAAAGTCACCCATTTGATCTGGGCAGTATTCATGCAACTGTGTACACCAACGCCAGTACGGAGTGTCTGTTCTATGTGATAAAGCATAATGCTGTGATACAAAATCGCGGAATCGCAATACTTCATTTTCAACAGAGAAATTATATCCTTCAATTTCTGTACGGGTTACATACCCTTCGCGGCGATTTAGTTGTTCTACAAGTTTAATGATATTTTCATGTGTGGTTAACAATCCAGTTGACTCAAGTGGTTCTACAAAACCATAACTTAGTCCTACACCAACTACGTTTTGCACCCAAGCACGACGTCTGCGACCGTGTTTGATTTTAATATGCATCATTTCTGCATTTTCTGCACGTTCCTTAGACCCGGTTGTTTCTAAGTGTTTACGGAACTCGCGTTTTGCTTCCTCGTCTGTAGTAAATTTAGAAGAATAGCAATATCCTGTACCTATACGATTCCATAATGGAATATTCCAAACCCAGCCGTTTCCTAATGCATGACAATCAGTTACGTTATGCATTTCTTTTTCACGATCTTCATATGGAATACGACACGCCCAGGCGCTGTCATTTGCCAAATATTTGTCAAACGATCTAAACTCTGATCCCATCCAACCTTCTAATAAAATTGATTTAAATCCAGTGCAATCAATAAACAAGTCGGCACGTAGTATTGTACCATCAACACATAGCACGTCTGTTAAATTACCAAGATAATCTTTTTTGTAAGAATGAATCTCGCCGTTAATATGTTTAACACCGTTTGGCAATGCAATTTTATTTTTTAAATATTGTCCTAACAACCCTGCGTCAAGATGGTATGCAGTATCCCATGCAAAGTCGTAGTTACGTAGTATACCTTTTTCATCGCGAGTTTGTTTGTTGTACTTGGCTAGCATAGTATTGCCGGTACAATAAAATTCTGCAAATGTCTCAGGGGTATATTCTTCTGGGTATAATGTTGCTAACTCTGACCATGCTTGTGTTCCGCTTGGTTTGTCAGTAAAATCCATACCGGCACTAAATGGGTATTCAAAATGAGTGCCATCATTTTCTCTAAAATTAGTAAAACGAATAGAGTTTTTATACGTTGCGTTACACTCAGCCATCCAATCTTCATCTTTTAAACCAAGCATACCAAAAAATTTATTAATATGTCCAAGGGTACTTTCGCCTACGCCAATAGTACCAATCTTTTCAGATTCCACTAATGATATTTTTAAATGAGGGCATAGTTTTGACAAAGCGGCCGCAGTCATCCAGCCTGAACTTCCGCCACCAACAATCATTACTGTTCTTATTTGCATAATTTTTCCTTTAATTTTGCTTGATATTTATAACTACAAAGACATGTAGTCGTTAAAAAAGGCGCACAAGGCGCCTTTGTGTGTAATAGTAAAACTATTATTCTGGCTGATATCCTTTCCAGCCTGGATAGCGTTTCCACGCTTGTAGTTCTTGGGTAGACATTTGATGTGGCAAATCAACGTGTGGCTCTTGCGTTGCGGCACGTTCCATCATTTCTTCCATTGTAATAGGTGCTTCATACACTGGTTTATCGATTAAATCTTTAATGTTTTGGCAATGTTGAAACCATGAGCTTGTTTCTGGGCTTAAAGTTCCATGCTCTTTAAGATCGTCAAAAATTTGACCTAATTGTTGTCCAAAGGTTCCGTATGCTACTGAACGAGCAACCTCATTACTAGTAAATGCTCCTTCACGTTCAACCCATACCATAACTCTCTGACTCGGGCTCCATTCAAGAGTCCATTCGCGTTGGATCTCGTCTGGTGCATCTACCCATGCCATAGTTGCATCTGGACCTTCATAAATCTCAAAATGCTCGCCTGGATCTCTAATATCCTGGACAAATCCCTGTGTTGTTACTAGTGCTTTTTTCATAATGTTATTTATACTCCTCAATGACTATAATTCCTGGTCTTCCATCTGAACCTCTATGTCCGTGGAAATATCCGCCCGTGCCTCCAGAACCTGGTGCGGCATGGCTTTGATGATTGTGACTAAAATGTCCGCCTTGCGGGTGACCGCTTGGTGCTGGGCCGCCAAAGTGGCTTGTGCCGCCAGGCCCAAATGAGTGGTGATGGGCGCCGCCTGATCCGGTATGAATATTTAAATCACCGCCTGATCCGCTACCACTAACACCACCCGAGTGTTGGTTTTGTCTATTAGCGCCATGTCCAGCTGATGCAGAGCAATATGGGCCAAATGAACTTGCGCCACCATCACCGCCTGCACCTGAGTAGTATGTGCCACCACCACCGCCACCTACGTTACATGTAACAGAACTAATACCGTTGATAGCTACTTCAAGTACACGCTCAGAATAGCCGCCGGCTGCTCCTGATTCTCCGTGCCCTGATGCACCGCCACCGCCTGCTTGACATTTAATTCTAATGTATCTTACACCAGCCGGTCTATTCCAAGTACCAGTACCTGTAAATACCTGCATACTTGCAAATCCAAGCTGTGCATACTCATAACCGTTAGCACTACCGTTAGTTCTTAACGCTAAGTTAGCACTACCTACACCACTAAGTGCAGTTCCGCCTTTGCTAATTGGCATAACGTTAGTTACAATGCTAGATGTATAGTTAATTGCGTTGTTAGTAATTTGTGATGCTGTTACGTTACCGTCAGCAATATTACTTGCGGCAATTGTAGTACCCGCAATGTTAGAGTTTACTAATGTGCCATCGGTAATTGCGGCACTATTAATATTTTTTAATGTTTGATAATCAAACGCCATAATTTACCTTTTAAAAATATTATGTAATAACACAAATACCAGGACGACCATCTGCGCCACGGTGTCCACCAAAGAAGCCAGAAGTGCCGCCTGTACCAGGAGCAGAGTGTCCTTGATGAATGTGACTAAAATGTCCGCCTTGTGGATGACCTGCCGGTGCTGGGCCGCCAAAGAATGTGCTTCCGCCCATGCCTGATGAACGTTGCTCGTGTCCGCCACCTGAACCTTGGTGCATGTTAAAGTCACCGCCGGAACCAACACCGCTTAATCCGCCATTGTGTTGATTGTGGCGATTAGCACCGTGTCCTGCAGAAGCAGACATGTATGGGCCAAATGAGCTTGCGCCGCCATCGCCGCCTGCACCTGAGTAGTATGTACCGCCACCGCCACCACCAATAGTAATACCTACGGAGTTAATACCGTTTTGCATAACTTCAAGTACACGTTCAGAATAACCACCAGCGGCACCTGACTCTCCATGTCCACTTGCGCCACCACCACCAGCTTGAAGCTGAATGTGAATATAGCGCACGTTAGCGGCACGTGTCCATGTACCATTACTTGTAAATACCTGCATTCTATAGATGCCAGATGGTACAAAGTTTAGCGCATTATTAGCACTATTAACTGCTAAAATTTGATAAGCACCACCTACGCTACTAAAACTTGTACCGCCTTTTGACACTGGGGTAACGCCTGTAACTGTGCTCGATGTTAAATCTACTGAGCTTCCACCAAACTCGTTTGCTGTTAATGTAGGGCTTACAAATTTACTTGTAGTAATTTGTTGTGCGCCAATATCAGCACCTTGAACAGTGTTTGCAATAAACGATGATGCAACTAAATTTTTAAGTGTTTGATAATCAAATGCCATTTGTTTCTCTCTTAATAGTAGTTAGTAACAATAATAAGACCTGGCCTGCCATCTGATCCTCTATGTCCGTGAAAGTGAGCGCCAGCGCCGCCTGTACCAGGAGCTGTATGTCCTTGGTGAACGTGTGCAAAGTGCCCTCCTTGTGGGTGACTACTTGGGGCACCGCCACCAAAGTAAGTATCCGCACAACTTTGTCCTGAATATGAGTGATGGCTTAATCCGCCGCCCATATGTAAATTTAAGTTTCCGCCTGAACCTACACCACTAACACCACCCGAGTGTTGGTTTTGTCTATTAGCTCCATGACCAGCTGAAGCAGAGCAATATGGGCCAAATGAGCTTGCGCCGCCATCACCACCTGCGTTAGCATAGTATGTACCGCCACCACCGCCACCTACGTTACATGATACCGAACCAATACCAGTAACGTCTAAGAAACGTTCAGAATACCCACCAGCTCCGCCACCTTCTCCGTGACCTGAACCGCCGCCGCCACCTGCTAAACATTGTACTCGAATATATCGAACGTTAGCCGGTCTGTTCCATGTTCCTGAACCAGTAAACACGCTTAACCCTTGAATACCGTGGTTTGAATAATATAAGTTAGATCCATCACTATAAATTGCTTGGTTAGCGCCGGGAAAACTTGTTAATTGAGTACCACCTTTACTATACGGTAATGTACCAGTGGTAACTGATGATGAATTATTAATTGCTCCGCTTGCAAGTTTTGTTGCGGTAATATTACCGGCAACAATAGTTGACGCTGTAACGCTACTGTCAGCAAAATCGGCGGTAGCAATAGCACCGTCGATAATTGCATCAGTACGTAAATTTTTAAGTGTTTGATAGTCAAACGCCATGTTATTCCCTTAATTAGATACCTGTTGCTACTAACCAACCTGGGTTGGCTGCGCCTGAATAAAGCAAGACAAACGCGGCACCGTTAGTTGATACAACCATATTATCTGCAATACGCTGAATTCTGTTACCACCTGGAGCAATTGTTAAGTTACGAACGCTTAGTGATCCAGAATAATCAATAATATGTACCATATCACCTGCGTTTGGACTTGCTGGTAAGGTCATAGTAAATGCTGTGCTTGAAGTATCAATAAAATACCTACCACCGGCAGTTGCTGTAAAACCTGTACTTCTTGTTGACCAAGCCTGTCCATAGTTAGTTTGCAAATAGTTCAAATGAACTAAATCGTACGCAGTACTTATCGTTTGTGTTGCACTGGTTTGAATTAATGTACCAGTCATTGATACGTTTGAACTTGCTACTGTTAAACCTGCGTTAGCTGTAATTAAACCTGCCGCAGTAACAGTAGTTGTAGCTTGTGGACCACCTTCATTGTTAGTAACAATATAATCTGTACCATCAGATGCTAGTGTGTAAGTAGCGTTGTTTGGTATAGTTTGTGAACTTGCGGCTGTAAAACCTGGTCCTTTAATGTTACCACTTGGGGATGAAAGCGTTACTGTACCACCAGTTGCGTTGTAAAAAAGTTGTGATACACCAGCAAACAAGTTTGGTGCTGCCAGCGTCACTGTATATGGCGCGGCACCAGTTAAAGTAGTTATTAAGCCCTGTGTTGGAGCACCAACTGTAGTTGCTCCACTTGAGGCTGATGTCGAAACAACGGTATTATATCGTGCCATATTATCTCACTTATTATGTTGTTGAAGTTTCAATGCCGTAAACGTTAACGTTTACACCAGCGGAACTAGTATAAGCTACAATTTGTAAACCACCGTTTGCCACTAAACCGGTACGTTCAAACACGCCTTTAGCAATGATAGTTGTATCATATTCGAGATACTCGTTGGCCGCAGGTGTTGCTGTTGTTGCCATTGCTAATCGAATAGTTACTGCTGTTGTGTTTGTATTTGTAAATGAAACGTTAAACACTGAATAGTTACCACTTGGTACAGTATAAACTGTAGTTAATGTAGTAGCTGACGGTGTTATAGTTCCTAATCTTCCTGTTGCCATGTTATAATTTCTCCATTATTATCTTTGCATAAAGAACGCAAGTGCAACGGGAGCCCCGTCGATACCACCTGTAAAGTTCATCTTTGCGGTTACGTTAATTTGTGTACCATTGTTAGTACTTATCGTATTGTTGGCCACGTAAATAACACCCGCTGTCAATGTATTTACGTTCAATGCACTCTGACCACCACCAATTTGCGCCGTAATATACGACTTAATAGCACGTTGAGTTGGTAAAATATTGTCGCTGTTAGCTGTAAAATAAGGATCTGTTGAGAAACTTGTAATAGTAGCTGAACCAGCGCCAACACTTACAGTACCAAGTTGCAATGATTGTAGTCCTGATAAGTTAAACGCTGAAGCGTTCAATGTAGCAGTACCAGTTGCTTGCTGAACTCCGAACAAGTTACCAACGTTGAAGTTACCGTCTTGGTCAGTACTTGTAAAGAACACACGTCCACCACCTGAGAAGTTTGCTTGGTTAGCAGTTACCGCTTTTGAGGTGTCTACATATGGGTAGTTAGTAGCCGCAAAGCCGCCAGTACCAATGTATAAGAAGTCATGTCCAGTTAAACGAACCTGTGAGTACTTCAGACGTGTTGTAATTAAGTCGCCGTTAGCAGGTGCTTGGTATACAGTTAACGCTGGGTTAATTTGAATAGTAGCAGTATAGTTACCGGCTCCACCTAAAATGTTGCTTACTGCAACTAGCTTGAAATACTGTCCTGGCAAGCTGGCAAATTCTAAGTTTGCACCTGGCAATGGAACTGCATACAAGTTTGCCGCATTAATAAAGTTACTTGGCTGATACAAATCACCATAACCGTCACCAGCTGTACTTGCAGTAGCAGTTGTATTAGCTGTACCACGGTTAGTAAATGTTGGGTTACCTAATGCGCCGTCACCTTGACGTACACGTAATGGTGCTGTTTTAGTCTTGTTAGGATCAGTTTGTGTTAGGATTGGGCCTGCACGGAATGTACCAGTTAATCCAGTAGTTGTTAACAATGTTACTGGAGTTGAACTACCAGCAGTTGCACTAACTTTAAACTGTGTACTTGTAATTGTTGAACCAATTACATAGTATGTCTTATTCAATACTAAACCACCAGTAGTTGCACCAGTGAATTCAATTGGTTGACTATCAACAAGAGTTGCTGTACCAGTACCGTCTGTGTTGTCAACAGTAATCAAGTTAGTCGATGCTGTTGTTGCTGTAACAATACCTTTAGCGTATCCTGAGCCAGGTTCAATCATACGCACTTCAGTGATTGCGTTACTCTTAATTGTAACACGACCTAATGCTTGAGCACCAGTACGGATACTTGCACCAATTGTACCTGAAGTGTTAGATACTGCAACAAACAATGGTGTTGCACCCAATGTTGCATTTGTTGGGTTACCAAATACTAATCCTTTCCAGTTGCTTGAACTTGGCATTGCTTGTACAGTCCAGTTAATACCGTCTGGACTTGTTGCACAAACTGTTGTACCTTGTGCAATTGCCATGAACACACCTTGTCCGTATGCAATCTTGCTCCATGTGTAGCTTGAGCTCAATACGCTAGTAGTTGTACCAGAGCATGTTGGAGCCGCTGTCCATGAAGCTGCCTTATCAAGACTATAAGCAACTGCACCAGTAACTGCAAGAGCTACAAAGCGTCCGTTACCGTAAGCAATACTTGTCCATGTTGTAGAACTTGGCATTGTTGCGTAGCCAGAAGTTGTGCCACCTTGTGCCCATGATGCACCAGAGTTAGCTGAAACTGCTGTGATGTTACTACCAGTTGCAACTGCAACAAATGTAGAGTTACCATAAGCAATTGCACTCCATGTACCAGCACCTAGAGTTGGAATGGTACTAGCAGTCCAGTTACTACCGTCTGTACTTCTTGCGGCGCTTGCTGTACCACCGACTGCTACATAATAAGTTCCGCCAAATACCAATGAAGCATAAGTTCCTGTTGGGATAACTGTTGCTGATTGGCTCCATGACGTTGCAATACCAGATACTGTGTTGTAAATTGTATTAGCATTACCAGTTGTTGGAATTGCAACAAATTTAGCGTTGCCGTCAACAATAGTAACGTTTGGAACTGAGGTATAACCACTACCGCTGTTTGTAACTGCAATGCTACTTACACCGCCGTTAGTTAAGCTAGCTGTAGCAACTGCGGTATTACCAATGAATAGCAATGTTGCTGTACCGTTAGTAGTTGAACCGCTTGTATGTGTTGGCCCAGAAGATGTAAATGTTCCTGCAGATGTACACTTATACCAGTTCTTGATATTTGAACTTGTGAAGTAGTAGATTGTATTTAATGTTGCAGAAGCACTTGCGGTCCATAATGTACCTGTAAACGGATCGTCAACTGTTACTGTTGGAGCTGATGCATAGTTTTTACCCCATGTTAGTACAGGGAATGATGTTACACGATCAACTGCCGCACTAGCTGTTGGCGCTACAGTATATCCAGAACCTGGAATTACCACTGAAACGCTAGTAATTGTACCATTTAGTACTGTACATGTTGCTGTTGCGCCACTGCCACCGCTTACTGGAGTAAACACGATTGTTGGAGCAGTTACATAACCAAAGCCGCCACTAATAATATTAACGCTAGCAACTTGGTCTGCAAGGATTGCGCCGCCTGCTACACCCAATACTACTTGGAATACTGCACTTTGTCCGCCAATACCGCCAATGACAGCATAAGCAGTTGCTCCTTCGCCGCCGCCGTATTTGACATCAGCCCATGTAGTGTTAATTGGTGAATTACCACCAGCACTCCATGTCTTACCATCTGATGAATAACCAGTTGCTGTACCGTTGCTTGAAATTGTTACAAATCTATTAGCACCATATGTTACAGAACCCCATGTAGTTGTAGCTGACAATGTTCTTGCAGATGCAACATAACCAGGAGTAGTATAGCTTAATCTTGGCTCAATAATATATGTTGAAGTCAAGTCAAGTAAGTTGTTTACTGCATTACCTGGAATTACATGATCCCATCCTGCGGCATACAATTTAACTGTTTGTCCAGAAGTGTCAGAAGTAATATCAAATGTACCACCGCCGCTTGATGTGCTAATTGTAAATTGTGTTGCGCTTGAAATAGTTTTTACATAATATACGTAAACTGCTGAAGCACCGCCAACTGCTGTATCAAGATAGATTGGCATGTTAGCATATAATGTTGCTGTACTTGCTACAGTTAACAAATCGCTTGATGCAGTTGTAGCTGTAACAGTCAATGGTGTAAAGCTGTCTTTGTAAATGTTTGCAATCTTAGATCCGTTACCGTAAGCTAAGATGTTAGCATATTGTCCAACACCTGTACCAGCAGTAACTTGAATACGCATACCAACATAAGCTGTACTTAATTGTGTATCAGCTGCCGCAATAGTTACATAACCAACGTTACCGTTTTGTGCTGTGTTAGCCGCTGTTAAGTAGCCTGCGCCGCCATAACCGTTAGTGTCGTTAAGGTCAACAATACGTGTTTCAAAAATACTTGAATCACGGAATTCATCGCCAATTGCAGCCGCATTATAACCAGCGCCACTAATTGAATGAACTGTGTTAGTATAACCACTACCAGCGTTGCTGTACTCAAAGCGTAGAATTTTGTCTAAGCTGTCAGTTAATGCTAATGAAATCTGTGCTGGGTTAGCACGGTTGTTTAATGTAGCATACAATGGTGTTTCATATGAGTCAACACCTTCAGCAATAACACCATATGTACCATATGATGAGTTACCGTTTGTTGCACGAATACGTCCACCTAGCTCTGCTAAGTAACCTGCATAACCGTAGTAGTTGAACACAGAAACTAATTCTGTTAACGCACCACTACCAGTTACCCATACACCAATACCATCACTGATAATTGTTGTAAAGTCATTCTTAACCATCGACTTGTTACCGCCAGTATGTAGTGCTGAGTCAATCTTAGCACCAGAACAGCATGTACCAAACATGGTTACGTTTTGTGAATAGTGTGAACGGCTTGTTACCCATACGTTACTATCGTTAGGACCAAAGCCTGGATCCAATGCTACATAAGCACCTGCTGTTGGACGCTTAGTTCCATAGCTGTTTGCGTATGTCAATGTACCAGTTAAACCGTTTAATGTACAGTTACGTAATCCAGTTGCGTTACGTACACGGAACATGTCTTGTGTTGCGCTACCAGTAATTGCGTTATTGTAAATTTGAGCGGCACGTAATCCTCTGTAGTTACCAGGATATTGTGCATCGTAAATTAATGCATCAACATATTCAGCCATATCTCTGCGGCATAATGTTGCATTGTATCCGTATGTTACAGTTGCAACGCCGCCGGCATCAGTTAGTGTTACTACACTTGATGAATTTTGTGTTGCAGTTACAGTTAATGTAGTACTTGATGGTACTGACAATACATAGTATGTTTTAATTGCACCAGTTGTTGGGTCAGTTGCTGTAACGCCACCAAACAATCCGCCTGCAACTACAGTAAATGATACTGCGCCTGTTGTATTAATTGTTTGTACAGTTCCTGCAACACCGTTAGTTTGTGTACCACTAACTGTGATAGTACCGTTAACACCAGGTGTTGGAATAGACTTGATGTAGAACTGTGTACCACTTGAAATACCGTTTGCAGTTGTACCTGTAAATGTAATTGGCATGTTAACAACCATACCAGCTGTGCTTGCTACAGTAATTAAGTTACCACTTGTATTTGTTGCTGTTGCAATAGTGTTAACAGTAGTAGCTGTAAATTGTACTGGGTCACCAACTGACAAGTTGTGTGCGGCTAATGTAGTTATTGTACTATTGCTACTTGTAGTATAAGATACAGTTCCGCCAAATGTTGCACTAATATATGCTGTTGCTTCATAAGTTAAGAAAGTCTTATTAGCACGGATAATTTCAACACCATTAATTGTACTTAATGTATTGTTGTAAGTTACTGTGCCGTTAAACTCAGGAGTTACACCATCACCATTAGTTAAGATATTAATAATAATATCCATTCCTGCGTTAGCTCTTGCCAATGCAGTTGCATTAGTTGCCAATGATACTGCAATTTGTGATTTCAAATATGCAAAGGCTGCGATAGTTTGTACTCTTTCTGTATTAAGAACAATTAAGTCACTCGCGATGTAACGGAAATATGCTGTGCCTGCTTTTACAGAAGCAAATGTACTGTTAAACATTAAGTCAAGACCAATTGCCTCAACAATATATCCTACGTCACGCTGGCAAGTTGCTGTTGTGTATACCAATGTTGGGTATGCAGTAGTCAAATATGTTGTTACCGCTGTTTGTAATGTTGCTTTGGCGGCACTTAATGTTGTGTATTGTGTTACTAAACCACTGTCAACCCATGCAGTATTTGGCATGTTAGTTGTTTCAACAGCAATTGACAAACTTGTTCCGCTTGTAAATGATGTTAATGTAGCACCGTTATAAGTTGCGGCTAATGTAAATGTAGTTGTCAACGGAGTTGTCAACACATAATATGTTGTACCAGCTACTAATCCGTTAGCAGTTGATTGTGCATATATTGTATCGCCTACAACTAAACCGTGTGCAGAACCAGTAGTAAATGTTGTACCACTTGTAATAGTAGTAATTGTTGTTGTTGGAACACCTGTGGTTGTACCGTTAGTAATAACGTTGTTGATCATTGTTACTAAAGTACCTAACGCGGTTGCTGTTAGGCTTGAACCAGATGGTTGAGCACCGTTGGCAACAATTTGTGTAGCTGTGTTACCACTTGATGGAGTAACTGCTGTGCTTTGTAATACTTGTTGAGCAACTGTGCTTAAACGAGTATATGCGGCAATAGTTGCTGTCTTCTCGCCTGCGGCAATTTGCAATACTGCATTTGAGTAATATGCTTTAGCGGCTTGTTTACTTGCATAGTTACCGCCGTATTTCAAGTCATATGTTAATGCATCAATCAAATAACCAACGTCACGTGTACACTTAGCTTGGCCAGTTGTTCCTAAGCCAGTCCATACTGAACTGTAGTTTGTATTTAGATAAGCTGAAATTTCAGCCGCTATATATGCTTTGTTATCTTGTAATAAAATAGTTCCTGCTAGTGCATCTGCATAAGTTACACTAGTAATTGCACCTGTTGATACAGAAGCTACTGTGATTACAAAATCGTTAGTTGGAGTTACTCCGCCAACTTGTGTACCTAAAATCTTAATAGTGTTACCTGCGGCATATCCTGAACCACCGGCTGCAACTGTAATAAAGTAAGCACCACTAACAGTTCTTGAAATGTTAAATGTACCACTTGTGCCTGTACCAGTAATGTTTGTACCAGCAACTGTAGAATATGTTGCAGTTGGCAAACCTGGATTTGGCCAAGCAATCATTGGGGTTGTGCCGCCAGTGATATATGTGGTAATATCATCGATGTTAGTTTGCATTTGTGCAACTGAACCACTTGCGGCAATGTGTTTAATCTTATATTTGATAAAGTTAATTGCGCCAAGTTCTGCTGACTTTTGGTTAGCGTAAACAATATTAGCCGATGTTGTATTACGTAAGTAAGCGCGGCCTGCAACAATACCACAGAAGTTACTACCAAATACCATGTCGTAACAAACCGCATCAGTGATCAATCCAGCATCACGTGAGCAAGTTACTGAGTTAAATGGTAACGCTTGATAGAATTTCTTAACCCATGCAACTGCGTCTGCTTGAATTTCAGAACGTTTAGCTTGAACTGCGGCATAGGCAGTTTGTAAGCCAGCGGCTGTCCATGTAATGCTTGGAGCAATTACTGTTGGTGAATAAGCGTTTGTAATCCAGTCAATGATGTCTTGGATACGTGCTTGTGCAAATGTTGCGGCAGCGGCTGAACCTGCTGTACCTGATTGAATCCAAGGTACGCTGTTACCTGCTTGAGGGCTTACGCCACTCTTCAATACAACTTGTCCAATTAATGTTTTTAATTGTGCGTAAGCGGCAAGAGTTGCGGCTTTTTCTGTGCCTGCAATAGTAATCAAATAGTTAGAGTAGTATGAGCTTCCAGCAATCAATGTTTGGAAGTTACCACCATAAGTCATATCAAATTGTAATGCATCTAAAATAAATCCAACGTCACGTGAGCATAGAGTTTTATCAATTGCTGAATAAACACTTGGGTAGTTGTTAGAAATATACTGTAGAATATCTGCTTTAATAAAAGCATAGTTCTGAATAACTTGTGCCTTACCATCACCGTAGCCTACCAAATAACTTGTGTTATAGTTAGTAGGAGTTGGTAAAATAAATGTTGATACGTCACCGTATCCGCTGTTAACAACATCATACAACTCAGTAATACTTGCCACTGCGTTAGTAACGGCAGTTGTACTACCAGTGTCACCAGCAGGTAATGAAGTTACTTGTAATTGTGTATTACCAGTACTTGGAGTAACAGTTCCGTTAGAAACTAGTGTTGGAATAATTGCTTTAATTCTGTTAAGAGCCGCAATTGTTTTTGACTTATCATTAACCAACATTGTGTTTGCAGTTGCTGGTTGAACAACTGTTGAACGCAATTCATCGCCAACTATAGCTGTGTAACTTGGAATTACAATTGGAAGAATTTCATTATAGGTTCCAGTTTTAACACTGATAGTAGTTTGTGGATTTACTATTGTTGGGATAGCAGTTGAACTTCCGCCAGTGATACCATTAGTTATAATTGAAATTAATGTTGTTGCAGTTGCGGTTGTTCCTGATTCAGCTGTTAAAGTTGTATCAATATTTTGGCTTGCTACAGTTGCTACACTATTCAATGCTTGGTAGTTAGCGGCAGGAGCAGTATTTGCCAATACGTTACCAACAATAGTGTTTAAGTAATTATAAGCGCCAACGGTTTGAACAGCTTGATATCCAAAGTTTGCTGTTATATATGCTGTACCAGCAGTTGTATAATAGCTTAGTGCGGCTTGTGTTGTTTTCTGTGTGCCATTATGACCAATGTCAAATATTAACGCATCAACAATTAAACCAGTATCGCGTTCGCACTTGGTATAGTTATATGATAGAGACGCTGTAGCTGTACCTGTACCTGCGGCAAGAACTTGAGTTCCTGCAACTCCGCCTGAAATTGTAGCACTAACTGTAAAGCTAGTATTTGTTACAATAGTCTTAACATAGTAAACTACTGTTGGATCAATAGCACTACCACCTAATGTCAACGCACCAGTTAAGTTAGAGAACTGAATTGGCATGTTAGCAACAATGCCGCTAGTGTTTGATGTTGTGAAAGCATTTGAACTTGTACCAGTTACACTAGCTTTGTATGTGTAAGTGATATAGTTAGAAACTTCTTTCATTAAGAACTGCTTGTTCTTAGCAAGAAGCTGTTGTGCTTGTGGATTTAAATATCCGTTTTCAATTTGTTTTGTTGCAAAACGAATAGTCTTCCATGGACGATCGATTGTTGAACCATAGTCTGGATATGCGCTGTCAACTCCAAGTGGACCAACATATACTAAGTTGTTAATAACACCAAAGTTTGACCATGCTGGATAGCCGTTAGTTGAACGTAGTACTTGTCCGTCTGCACCGATTGGTAGACGTTGTGGACCGTTAGGGCCGTAGTAGAATGTATCGCCTGCGCTGGTTAATGTTGCAACTTCAGCACCTGCAGATAATAAATTCCAGTAAGTACCAGTTGTGTCATTATCAGGACGACTTGCTGTTGCGGCAGTATGTGCTTGGATACAGATGTAACTATTGGCACCGTAGAATACAACGTCGCCTAATACATAACTAATGTTTGCAGTCCATGTTACTGAAATACCAGTAAATGTAAATGTAGAAATTGCACTACCTGAAACGCCAGTAACAGTAATAATCAAATCGTTAACTGGACTTTGACCACCAATTGATGTACCTAAAATCTTAATCTGATGGCCTACGCCATAGTTAGTACCAGCGGCATTCAATGCTACTGTATAAACTGTACCTGTTCTAGTTACGTTGAAAGTTGAACTTGAACCAAATGCACTACCAAATGTTAATGATGCAGACTGTGCAATAGAACCGTTAGTTGATAAACTTAAGGTAATAATGTTACCGGCAATCTGTGTAACTGTGGTACCAGTTTGAATATTTGTTCCAGATACGCTAATACCAGGATAAATTGCTGGAGTACCTGTTAAAACAATTTGTGTTGAACCTGAACCGGTTGCTACTGCAACAATACCAGTTGCAGAAATTGCGGCGCCACTTGTACCAGTATATGTTTGTGCATTGTTAGTCCATTTTAAACCAGAGTTTAAACGTGTCCAGTATGAACTATTTGGCGGTTGAGGTGCAGTGGTAGCTGTCATTGAGCCACTTGCTGTTGTCAATGTAATTGCAGATCCACCTGGCAAATCGCTAACGCTAAATTGTGTTGATGTAAATCCTGCTACTACATAATATGTTCTGTTAGCAACAATGTTACCAAAAGTTGATCCAGTAAACACTACGGCCATGTTAGCAACAAAGCCGGTAGTATTTGTGTTAGTTGTTAATACACCTGGACTACCTGCTGTAGATGCGGTGATAACATTTGATAAAGAAACTGTATCAGTTGTACATAGATAGGTGTATCCGTCTAAGCGAATAACTTCACCGTTCTTGTATGCTGTGCTGTTTGCCCAGTCACCTTTGTAACTAAAACCAGTTGTATAAACATCCCAGTCACTTGCGTTTTGTGATGGTTGTTTATTTGTGTTATTTGTTTTAGCAATATATGAATAACCACCGTAGGTGATTGTATCGCCAATTTGGTATACTGTAGAACTATTCCAACTGCTTTCAAATTGGAAACCGTTTACAAATACACTCCATTTTGTTTGATCAAAGGATGCGCTTGAAGTGTGGTAAGTTGTACAAATCCAAAGATCAGCACCGTACTTAACTACATCATTTTGTTTATATCGAACTGTGCTACCACTCCATGTGCCTAAGTAAACGATACCAGCATTGAATGTATCCCAGTTGCTAGCATCTGCTTCAAGGCCTGAAGTTGCTGAAGCGTTACTAATGTGATATGTCTTACACAAGTATACATATCCACCATAGCTAACCACGTCATTCTTTTTGTATCGTGTGCTTGTTGCCCATGCACCTTTCCAATCAGTTGTAGTTGCAAAAGTATCCCAACGGATAGAATCATTTTCAAGACCTAACCAAGTTGGACTAACATAAGTTGCTGAGGTATGTGATGTATTACACTGATAGACAATTCCGCCGTACTTGACTAAATCGCCTGAATTGTAGTAAGTAGATGGGTTCCAATCTCCTCTCCATTGCACACCGTCAGCTACAATTTTCCACTTTGGTGGAACAATCGCTAAATCTGTTGCAAATAATGGTGAAGCTGTGTGACTTACTACGCAAATGTAAGTTTTGCCGCCGTTTGTTACAACGTCGTCCACGCTATATGTAGCGCCGGTAGTCCAAGAACCTTGGTATACGAATCTAATTCTACCTAATTTAAACTCAGCCATGTTATTTTATTCCTTTGATATCTTATTTATCCGTTGTCAATTCTGTCTCTTAACGATTATTAACTTCTGTTAAATTGCTTCATAAAGAAGTTTCCTGCTGGGAGGTTTCCACCTACACCTGCTAGGGCACCGTTAATATTAACCTTATTTTTCATCTGTACTGATGAACCTGCTAATCCTTGCGGGATAGTATTACTAATTTTATCAGGGCCACCAAGAACTACTACACCAGCAGTTGCTTGTCCAGTTGCTACGTTTGAACCACCTTGGCTTAAACGTCCTGTTAGGTATCCTCTAATTGCTCTCTGTGTTGGTATAATAGTGTTTGAGTTTGCCACAAATGTTTGATCTGTACTAAACTGGCTAACAACAACTCCCGAACCACCCACAGAAATACCACCTAAGCTCAACTTGTCTAATCCAGATAGTCCAAATTGTGTTGCACTTAATGTTACAATACCAGTTGCTTGTTGTACACCAAATAGTAAACCTACTAAGAAGTTACCGTCTTGGTCAGTTGATGTATAGAACACGCGACCATAGTTAGTTTCAATTGCTTGATTTGCTGAGGTTAACGCTTCTGGATCAACAGGTAATCCTGGATAGTTTGAAGCAACTATATTACCAAAACCAATATTCAAGAAGTCATGACCTGTTAAACGACATTGACTATATTTCTGACGAATGGTTATTGATGTTGCATTATCAGGACTCAAGTTAGTAGTCATCTCAGGCGAAATTTGAATTGTTGCTGTAATGTTTGGCGCTGTTGTACCATTCAATACTGTTGCATTAGTAACTTTGTATACATTACTGTTGCCTGCAAATACAAGGTTATCGCCTGGACGAGGAGTCAACGTTAAATTGTTGACATTCACAGACAAACCTGTTTGATAGATGTCAGCATAACCATTACCGTTAATTGTAATTGCTGTAGAACTTGTGTTATATCCTTGGCCTCTGTTAACAAATGACGGTGAACCTAATGCTCCGTTTCCAATACGTGTCACAGTTGTTACAACTGATGTTACGTTTGGATCAAAGAATGATGTGGTCGGAGCTTGTGTATATCCAGATCCTGGTTCCCATAGTGTTACACTAGTAATTCTTCCCGAAGTAACTGTTGGTCTTCCTTTTGTTTGGCAACCTGCTGAAATTAAACTGCCTTTTGATGTGCCTGCTACTGTAACAAACAATCCTTTGTTAGTAGTTGCGGCATATCCAAATCCTACAGCAGTATATCCGTCATTGCTTACAGTTTGTTGCGTCCATAATATACCGTCTTCACTAGTGTATGCTGTAGTATTTGCAGAACTTAACGCTACAAATACACCTTGTCCATACTCTAACGAGTCAGCAGTAATTGTATAAGGCGATGTGGTCCATGTAACTCCATCAAAGCTAACTATTGGGGATGTTCCAGCAATGCTGTTAATTGCTACAAATGAGCCGTTACCATAAACTACATCACACCAGTTACCATTGTATGGTAATGTTGATGATACCCAAGTAATACCGTCTGTAGAATACGCGGCTTGTGTACCTGTGCCGCCTACTGCGACAAATTTTCCACTACCGTATGTAATACTGCACCATGTTGATGCCGCAGTAATCGCAGTACTACCATTAGGACCATCAAAGTGGAACAATGATGTTCCTGTTTCACTAGTAACTACTGCAAATGCTGTTTGCGGTAATGCTAGACTAAAGTCAGCCGTATATCGTGCAGTGCCTTTGCTAATTCTTAACTCATCTATATAACCAGTTAAGTATGCAGAATTAGAATAGTATGCGCCAACACGTACTGGTCTCGCGGCATAGTTATTAGTATCAGTATAAGTTGTTGTAGACGGAACACCGTTTAGGTATAGTGTAGTTACACCGCTTGATCTTACAACTGCAATATGTTGCCAGCTTACAGTTGGTGTTAATGAAATTGCTGTCTGGTGTGTAATTACATATGATCCGTTAACAAATATTCTTGGTGCACCTGCAGCCGCTATTTCTAATAAAATTGAAACATCGGTAGCCGCAGTGCGTTGATCAATAATACATTGGGCGGTACCAAGTGCGCTAACTCTTACTTGTACCTCAATTGTAAAGTCTCCGGTTCCGTAGCCATAATCTGCGTTTGACACAAAATTAACATATGAAGAACCCGGTAATGATAAACTAGTGTTACCAAAAGCAGATTGTGTAGAACTTATTGTTGCTGTTCCGCCAATAGTTCCAGTCTTACCAGTAAACGGTAAAACTGCTTGAGACCATGTTCCACCAAAGTTAGTAGAGTATGCTGCCGAGCTTGTTCCACTTGCTACAGTAGCAAATGTACCATTGCCGTATGTTACACTTGCCCAGGCTGCCTTAGTTGGAAGATAAGCTGTTCTCCATCCTAAGCCATTACTTGCTGAATAGATAACACGTGATCCAGTATCTGTACCGCCGCTACTTTGACTAATAATTACCCAATACTGATTACCGTAGGCAATACCAGACCATGGAGATACTACTGGAAGTGTAATTGACGACCAATTAACTCCGTCAGAGCTACCAGATGCTGTTGCATTACCGTTTGCAATAGCAATCCAGTAATTTTGACCATATTTAATTCCAGCGTATGTTGTGCCTAAACCTTGTGTGGTCAGTGTTGCTGATGATTGGCTAAACGAAGGTTTACTAAACAGAGGTCTTGGTTCAATATAATAAACACTAGTTGAATCTAGGCTTGCTACCGCAGGAGTTCCTGGATTAACGTTATCCCAACCAACTTGTCCCATTTGCATAGAACCAGAACCTGATGTTAATGTTACTGCAAGAGTGCCGCTAGAAACACTAGTCAACTGAATAGTATTAGTAGCACCTGGAGTGATTGATAGTATATAATATGTTTGTCCCGGATTTACACCACCAAATAATGATGTTGAGAAAATTGCGTTCATGGATCCTGAACCAGCAAGTAATGTTGATCTTGCAACGGTTGATGTTCCAGACATTGTACCAGTGCCTGCGGTTAATCCAAAGGCAGCTGGAGATGTTACTACAGTCATATATCCTGCCGCAGTTCCTAAGTTAACTGCACTACCGCCAGGTGATGTACTTACCGCAAAAGATGTTGCATCGTTAACAGCTAGAACATAATAAATTTGATCAGCTTGTAATCCGCCCATCATTTTACCAACAAACTTAATCGGGTTGTTAACAACAAAACTAGATGTGTTAAATCCGCTTGCTAATGTAATAATGTTACTACTACCAGTGGTTGATACAGCAGTTGCAGTAATTAATGTACTAGAAAGTTGTATGTTTGTGCTGTCAACAATTTTACTAATGTAATACTTGCCGCCGGCAACAACTCCGCCAAATGTAGTTCCTGAGAATACAATTGGATTTAATGCTGTTAAACCAGATGTGTCAACACCAACTGTAAGTTTCTTAGTACCACTGTCTGCCGCTGTAGCGGTTACAGTAGTTAATGCTGTAGAAACAGTAAACAATGTACTGCTAATTACGTCATTAACATAATATAATGTACCGTTTACCAGTCCGCCTAAACTTGTACCGCTAAACTGGATTGGCATGTTAACTAACATGTTGGATGTAGATCCTTCAAGATAGTTGCTACCGCTTGGGAACTGTACGTTCATAGTGCCAGTACCGGTACCAGTAGTCAACAACCAAACATCACCACCACCAATTGGGCTTGTTGAAATTTGGAAATCTGTACTATTAAGAATATTAATAATATAGAATGTGTATCCAGTGGTTACTCCGCCAAACACTGTTCCCGAGAACGTTACTGGCATGTTTAATGCTAAACGTGCTGTTGAAGTAGTAGTTAAGAAGTTAAATGTTCCACCAGTTACTGATAAAATCTGTAATGAATCTTTTGATGTTGAAATAACTGTTGTGCTATAGTATGTTGGAATAAATTGCACAGGTTGATTCAAATACAAAGTGTTAACATCAGAAGTTCCTGACAATGTAAACGAGTTTGTACTACTGCTTGAACTAGTAAGTGTAATTGGTGTAAATGTTTCTTTTAACACATACGCAAATTTATTTGATGCATTGTAATTTGAAATATAACCGTATTGTCCAGCACCAGTTCCTGAGTTAACAAATACACGCATACCAGTATAGTTAGTTGCTGTGTTGTTGTCTGAACCTGCTAGAGTAATATAAGTTGGTGTTCCACCTTGAGCGTTATTGCTTGCTGTTAGATAACCTAAACCGCCAGGCCCACTTCCAGTAACTCCTACTAGATCAGTAACACGAGTTTCAAATACTGCGCCTGAACGAATTTCATCAGCAATAATAACTGCGCCTGTACCTGCGCCGTTAACAATATAGTCTGCATAAGATGTATACTTGCCGCTTGTAGTAGTTAAGTAGAAACTTGGACTTGTACCAATTTCTATCTGAGCACCATATATTGATGATGCAGTATTGATTGCACCATTAACACCTTTAGGGAATATTCTTAATTGAAGTGCAGTGTTTAAAGCAACGTTATCATAAATTGAGAACCAAATTCTGTACCAACCGTTGTTTAGTGTCTTTACTCCGTATACTGTTGGAAGCAATCCAACACTGTCGTTTGATGGAGTAATTGCTTGAGTATCAAAGTTAAAACTAATTCCGCTAGTTGCAGTAGTATTACCGGAGAAGATACCTTGTAGGTCAATAGTTGTTGATGTACTTTTCTTAACATGTAAGCTAAGTGTATAACTTAATGCACTGCCAGCTGGAACAGTACCAGTAGCAGTTACAGTTGATACCGCACTTCCAGAAACTGTTACGGTTAAAGTAATGTCGTTAACACCGTCAATACCACCTACTTGGCTACCAAAAATCTTAATAGTGTTACCATTAATATAACCAGAACCGCCTGCACTAATTACGTTAACAATTGCCGAGTATGATGTTGCACCAACAGTAACATCAAACGATGCACCTGTTCCTGAACCAGTTAAGTTAGAACCGCTCACCGCAGTATATACGGCACCAGTTGGATTGATTGTTGTATTTTGATAGACATAAGAAGCATTAGCAGCCGCGCTTGTGCCAGTCAATGTCCAACCATCTGAATATGTTGTCGGGCTTACTACGTTTTGTTGTAGTAAAATATTTCCGTCAGTTGTCCAGTTGGTTAAAAAGTTATTACTATAAGTGACTAAGTTTGTAGTACTTGTAGTATAGTTAGAACCAGCATTAGAATACTGAAGTTTCAATAGGTTTGCATTAGTACCAAATGAACTTTGTACTTGTGCTTTTGCTTGATATAATCTGTTGTATACTGTTGCGCTAATAGGTATCTCAGAATTGTCGTAACCTTCAGCAATACAACCGTATGTACCGTAAGAAGTGTTTCCGTTTGTTGCACGAATACGGCCACCGTTTTCAGCAAAATATCCTGCGTATGAATAGTATGCAAATACTGAAACAAGTTCAGATACTGCGCCGCTATTGGTAATCCATGCACCAATACCGTCTGACAAAATTGTTGTGAAGTCGTTAGCAACAATAGATTTATTACCACCGTTATGTAAACTTCCGTCTACTTTCATACCAACACAACCTTGTCCAAACATAGTAATGTTTTGCATGTATGGACTTCTCTTGATAATCCAAGCTGATGTGTCGTTAGGACCATTACCTGGATCAAGTGATACATAAGCACCACCTGTAGGACGACGTGTTAAAAATTGATTCTGTGCGCCAAGCGTTCCTAGTAATCCACTTAGTGTCATATTTCTAATGCCACTACCATTGCGAACATAGAACATGTTCTTAACTGCATCACCGCCATATACTGACATAGTACCAGTACCGCTAGTTAATGATACAGGAGTAGAACTACCAAGTTGTGAGCTAACAGCAAATTGAGTTGCTGAAATACTTGAGCCAATAACATAATATGTTTGACCTGCTGTGATTCCGCCAAATACTGTTGATGCCGCAAATTGTATTGGGCACCCATCGTACATGCCGTTGGTAGTTAAAACTGTAAACAATGCGCCCGATGCCGCACTAGCCACAGTATTAATAATTACTTTAGGATATACTACTGTACCACGTAATTCATCTCCATTAAGAGCTACGTTTGGAGGAACAACAATCGGTAATGTTTCATAGTACGTGCCAGTTTTAATATTAATAGTAGCAGTAACTCCAGCGTTAGATGCTGGAATACTTGTAGTACTTTGAGTTGTTAGTGCAGAAATAACAATATTAATTAATGTTGATGCAGTTTGTCCTGCACCTGATTCTGCTGTCTTTGTATTGTCAATTGTTTGGAAAACTCTTGGGCCAGTTCCAGTAGCAACTAAACTACCAGTGCCGGTAATTACATCAAATGTAGTAGCAAGATTTGATGTTGCACTAATTGTGATAGTATTAGCATCTACAATAGATTTAATGTAATATGTTGCGGTTGGATCAATGTTTCCAAATCCAATGCCTGCAAAATTAATTGCTTGTCCAATGGTCATCAACGCGGTACTACCGACAGTAATATAATCAGTAGTGGCCGCTGTTGCAGTAGCAGTAGTTGTAAATGACGCTTGTACTCCGTTTCTAATCTGTTGATTAGTTTGTGGAGTTTGATTATTAATGATTGTAGGAATAAGTGTAGATAGATATTGTAACGCCGCAATAAAGTATGGCATTTCAGCTGCCACTGTGGTGCTAAAGAATGTATCGGTTGTTCCTGGTTTAAAATATGCTAACGCAGTTGCAACTGATTGGCTATTACCGCCGCGTGTTATATCATAGATAACTGCATCAACTACATAGCTTGCATCGCGAATTGTTTTAGTTTGGTCAAATACTGAGCTTGGTGAAAACGGAGCATTAGAATTTGCTTTTTGATACAACATATATTGATACATTTCTGTAGTCAAGAATGTTTTATTTGATGTTAACAAGTATCCAGTATTAGGATAGTTTGTTCCATTCAGTGCTTGAGCACATGCATACGCAATAGTTTTCCACGGACGATCCCATGTTAAACCTTGTCCTGGTTGAGCACTGTCAACACCGTTAGTTGCAACATAATATGTTTTTGTACTAGTGTTAATTTGTTTCCATGTAGGCTGTTTATTATTTGAAGTTAACAAATAATCAGTAGTGCCAATTGCTACTGGAGTAACTCCGTTAGCACCGTATGTAACAATATCGCCTGGATATGTAAGAGCATTTTTTACAGCGTGGCGTGTATAAATTGTCCAATATTTGTTATTAACATCAAGGTCAGGACGTGAGTCTCCTACTGCTGATGCGTCATGATTTTGTATACAACGATATGTTTGATTTTTCCATACTGCAAGGTCACCAACAACATACTTTGTTCCTGTGACTACAGGATTGCCCATGACCATTGCTGTTGTTCCAACTACCCAGAATTTAGTCCAGTTAACTCCTGGAACAACTAGTTGCCAGTACAAATAGTTAATGCCAATAAAACTTAATGATTGCCCGTTTGTTACTGTACCGTCTGGTGGAGCATTCAACGTTACAGTTGGAATACCAAATGTTCCTGAGCCGCTAACTGTGCCGGTAGTTGCCGCAGATAAAATAATAGTTGTACCAACAATACTTGAAACATACGCACCCATTGGAATGCTTGTACCGGTTGCTGACATATTAACAGCAACACCGGTAGCATTACTTACAGTAATTGCATTAACACCAAATGTTAAATTATTAGCAATAGGACCAATGTTGTTAATCGATAATGTAATTGTAGTTCCGTTTACATTTGAAACAGTAACTCCTGTATCAAGACCAGTACCTGTTGCACTCATACCAATAACAATACCAGTTGAGTCAGTTACAGTAACAGTATTAGTTGCTTGGATGCCGGTTGCGGCAACAGTAACAGATGCATTGCTAATTGTAGGAGTAACTAAACTAACAAGACTTGTACTTACTACTGATTGCCCTTGTGTAAATCCAGTTCCAATTACAATCGATCCAGTAGCAATGCCAGCTAAAGAATAAGTTACAATAGTATTTCCAGTGCTACCAGTTGAATTAAAATAACTTGTAACTGAAAACAATGATGGGTCTTGAGCAGAATTATCTTGTAGTGCTGAAAATAATCTTCCATTGCGACGAACAACATCACCAATTTTATATGATGTAGCCGATGTCCAATCGTTCATCATCTCGTAACCGGTTGTTTGTACAGTCCAGTTAACGCTATCAGTTGATGGTATATGATTAGTATTATTAGCAGTTAAACTGATATATGAATACCCGCCGTATTGTACAACATCACCTGGTTGATAAATTGCACCAGAAGACCATGTACCGGAATATTCTTCTCCAGGTAACCACACAGTCCATACTGCTTGGTCAAATGTAGATGTTGAAGTGTGACCTTGATTACAAATCCATAAGCCTGCACCTTTCTTAACAATATCGTTTAGACGATAGCGATAGCTTGATGCTGACCATGCGCCTGTGTATTCAATTCCGTTATTAACAATAGCCCACTTGTTTTGATCTGCTTCAAGCCCAGTTGCTGTATCAACAGCTGACAAGTGATTAGCTGTACAACGATATACAATACCGCCGTACTTAACTACGTCGCCAAGACCATAAACAGTACTTGGGGTCCAACCGGTATGCCAGTTGTCAAAAGATGCAAGAGTTGTCCATTTAGACAAGTCAATTTGTGATGCGCCGCTAGTGTGTTTTACAGTACAAGTATAAACAATACCGCCGTACTTTACAATGTTACCTAGGCTATAATATGTATTTGGTTGCCAATCTTGCTTCCACTGTTTACCATCGAGCATCAATGTCCAACGTGGTGAAGGAGATCCATCTGATGGTTCTACATGATATAAATCGTCATAGAAATCTGCGGCAGTATGTGGGGTAAGACACACATAAGTTTTACCGTTGTATGATGATACTGCATCTCTGTTATAGAATGTACCAGTAGTCCACGCACCTGCCCACGTAAAGCGCAATCTACCAATTTTAAATTCTGCCATTTTTTAAATTCCTATTAAACGTTTAGTTGGTCACCTGAATATACATATTCTTGGTTGATTCGAACAATGAAAATACCGTTGCTATCAATATAGTAAGAGCAGTTTTTGTTATCCCAGCGCCATTGATCATATTTTAAATCTGGATAAGGACGGCTATGATCATCTTCTAATCTGCCGTCAAAAAAGTCTACACCGTACTCAAAGTCTTGAAAGTCGTTTTGTGTAAGACCCGGATTGTTAATTGTAATAGAACCAGTATCTTTAAGCTGATCTATTTTTGCAAAGTATAGTGTGCCTTCATCTGTTCTGCGAAGTGCAAGATAATATCGAGGATTGTCTGCTCCTAAGATATCTGCTACTGTAGTTTGTCCAATATAATATGACATATTTTATTCCTTATACAATCTCAACGTAGCTTAATACCATATCCATGCTTGAGTCTGCATTGCAAGATACTTTTACGTTTGTTGATGGTCCTAATACAAGGCGTTCACCGCCGTTAATAACTCGCAAACTTTGATTTGGTGGAACAATAACTTCTTTAATAAAGTATGCTTGTGTTGTAGCTACAGTATCTTCAATGCGAATACTTGCTAAGATAACACCTGCACTTAAATTAGTTAAGCTGAGTCCAATAACTGTAGTATTTGCGTTACTTGAAGTAGTTAATACTGTAGTTTCAGTAGTTCCTAACTGTGATCTGATTTTATTTTTAAATAGGGTTGCCATTGCTTATCCTAGTGTGAGTACCATTTGTACTCCAATATCTTGTGCTGTTGATGCTGTTACACCGGTAGATGTACCAGCAATACTTCCCCAACCTGTTCCGTTATATACTTCCACAAGCTGTTGATCAGTATTAAAACGAATCATTCCTGTTTCATAAATTGTTGGGCGTTCTGTTGTACCGTTACCAACAGGAATAACAACACCGTTAGTTCCTACAAACTGAACATATCCAACACCAGTTTCTGTAAATGTTGTAATTGCATCTTGTGCAATATTAGTAATTGAGTTGTCTTTAAATTTAAAATTACCAATAACTACTCCGCCTGTACCGCTAGTAGTAAATGTAATATTTGTATTAGGAGCTCGTGTACTAAGTGTGTTTCCAGTAATATCAATTCCACTTAATTGGAATGTATTAGTATAAAAAATATCAGCACTTAATGTTGTAACATTTAAATTATGAGTATAAACGGAACCCCAACGCTGTGTAGATGCACCTAAATTATAAGTGTTATCAATATTAGGGATAATGTTACTGTCAACTTCGCCGCCGAATACAACGTTATCGGTAGTTGCATCACCAAGTGTAATTGTGCCACCATCGGCAGTAATTGTACCAGTTGCATGTAAATTACCGTTTACAAGTACGTCTGAGTTAAAATTTATTTTACCATTACCGTTAGCGGCAAAAGTTAAATCCTCGTTAGTACCAGTAGAAGAAATAGTGTTACCAGTAAGCTGGATATCACCAATAAGAGCAGTTCCTTGATACACTACAGGATTTGTACCTGAAGGTAGCAAATTAATAGTTGAACTTGAACTGCTTAATGTATTATTTAAAAATGTAAAAGTAGCTAGGTCAGCTTGTGTAGTTACTTCTAAATTTGTTGTGCGTGTAGTACCTGCTACATCTAAGTCGTATTGAGGAGACGCTGTCTTAATACCAACGCGGCTATTAATAACATCAATATAGAGTAAGTCAGTCTCAAAGGCAAGTGGAACCCCTTGACGTACAAGGTTAGCCTTTAAGAGCGGACCCGTAATTCGACCAACAGCCATCAGCTCTCCTAAATACCCCGTGTTTCACGGTTAACCACCTTGCATTGCGGGTTTACCACAGTTGAATATCGTAAAAGTTTGGTCAACTTTTACAGTAATAGTATTTAGCTGATTTAATTTTTTACCCTAGTATAAGGGTCCACTCGTCCATGACATTGTAAACTTCATCAAGAGTTAGCACTGGGCTTAAACCGATAGCCGGTATCCAATCAACACCGTTATAAATTTCGGCAGCACCTAGAACAGTATTATATCTAATATATCCAGTTACCGGAGTTGGTCGATTATCAGTTGTCCCAACGGGAATTGATATACCAGCAGTTCCTCCAAACTTAACATACCCGTATCTAGTGGACGCAATAGTTAATGCTGAGTTAGTATTGTTAATAATAGAGTTATGATCAAAGAAATTAACTCCATTAAATGTTACTTGGCCGCTACCGTTAGGTGTTAAGTTGATTGGATTAGCACTAATAGTATTGCTAAAAGTACTGCCGCTAATAAGTAAATTTCCAGTATATATAGAATTTACAGTTGTAGAATCTGCGCTAACATACCCTGCATCGGTAACATTTGAAAATATAGTTTTCCATTGTTGTGTATTAGATCCAAGGTTAAAATCTGGAGCATCTACTAAAGTATTTGTTTCATCTTCTGTAATAAAAATATCGCCTAACTCATCAGTTAACGCTGATGACGGATAGATACTTGGAATAATATCACTGTTAACGTCAGATGCAAACACAATATTATCAGTGTTTTCATTACCCAATGTAATATCACCGTCAAATGTAAGATTACCAGTAACATGTAAGTTAGCATTGATATAAACATCTGTACCTGGATTTAAATTAATCTTTCCAATGCCAGTAGGATACAAATCTATATCAGTGTCAGTAGTAGTACTTTGAATTAAATTAGTGTTAAGTTCTAAATTATCAGTTGTTAATCCTGGAGACGTGATAGTACCGCTAGATACTACAACATTACCTGTAAAATAATAAAACGTATTTTGAACAAAGTTTCCGCCAGAAATTGTAATCGTACAGCTTTCATTATTATCGCCAGGGTCTGGGACATTACTGACTACAGTTCCAATTAATATGCCGCCTGCGCCATATGCTAACCATCCTTCCTGAATTCTGTCAAACCCTTCAGATGTGTGTAACGGCCCGTATGTTCTAAAAAAGTAGGCTGCATTGCCGCCCACTGAATAATTCATAGCACCTGTAGTTGTAACAAAATTTGTAACTTGAGCTGGTTGAATATAAATGGTGCCTATGCCATTAATAATTCGATTAGTGCTTACAGTATAGTTTCCAATACTGGAAAGAATATCAGTTTTAAAATTAGTTGATCTAATTTTAACTGGTACATCTAACTCTCGGCCAGGAGTAGATGTATTAACCCCAATGCGGCCATCTACTACATTTAAGTATAGTAAATCTGGGTCTGTTTGAAGATTTCTAAATGATAAATCAATCCCGTTACGTGTGAGATTGTTGGCAAGTAACGGGCCACTGATTCTACCTAATTCTGCGCCCATAAGTTATCCTTATTGGTCAAATCCAAGCAATACGTTAATTGGAGTTGAGTTAAATCCTAAGCCGCTGTATAAAGGATCTGATGTAAAGTTTAAGTAATATCCGGCTGGTGCTGTAAATGTTAGTGTTGTTCCGCTAAGGATAGCACCGCCACTGACAGTTTTGCTTAATGTAATAGTTGTACCGTTAGTGACTGTTGCAATAGTGTTTGATTGCAAATAAGGACTGCCTGTTACAACACTTCCTGTAGGAATTGTAGCTGTACTTGATACTGTTAATGTACCGGCACCATTGTTTGCTTGTGCAGATAACGCTTTTGTTGCTACAGGATTTTGAGTAATTGTATAGTTTGTATTGTAAATTTGCAATACGTTTCCTAGCATAACTAAAATACTTTGGCCGCCAAATGAGTCATTGTTGCTTGATATATTTGAAGGAGCGTATAGAGAATTTAGTGGGCCATAAAAATAACTGTAACCATCAATGTATCCTAAATTCTGCAATGTAATTTTTGTTGCTTCTTTAAAACGTAGACTACGCCATGAGCTACCTTGATACACTTGAACTTCATTAGTATCGACATTATAACGCATCATACCGTTAACTGGACTTGCTGGTACTTGTGCAGTTGTGCCGCTAGGCAATACCATACTTCCAGAGTTACGGGGATTAACATAGACGTTTGCACTTGATACATCAGAATATACTGTTGTATCTTTTAGTTGTCTACGATTGATAGTTTGTCGTTTTAAAAATCTCATTGTATTATACCGGTAAAGTACTTACAGTTGCAGTTATACCAGTTCCAGAACCAATTGCTACTAACGTATCATTGTTTGCTAGAACTAATTTTTCTTGATCAAAACTTACAGTTTCACCTGCTGGTATTGTTAGAGTATTTACAATCATATTTCCAGTGCCTGGAGTACCAATACTGCCTGTACTATTTGCCACAGCATACATTGTTAATGTTCTATCAGTAACACCAGTGTTACAAAAAATAACAGTGGTAATTGCATTGTTACCTGAGCTTGTATAAATTACAGTATTAGATGCTAAAACTGCTGAATTTGATATTGCCATGTTCTTTCCTTATAAGAGAATGCTTAATAGCACTGCTCTGTTTTTACTTACTAATTCATCTTGGTTATACGAGTTTGCACCGTATGCAATATTATTAGTAAAGTATATACCTGTTCTTCCAGGACCCTCAGATGATTTTGTATACATGCGGACTGCACCACCATTTGCTGAAGGATCTGAAGTTTGATTGTCTAAATTTAGTACACCATTAATTTCAATATTATTATTTGATGCTGTAATAATTAGATTATTACCACCTGATTTATTTGAAATTGTATTAGAAAATAACGTAACGTTGTCAACTTCCAAACCGCTAGCAGTTATTTGAGAACGAACTGATTGATTAACAGCAAATTGAATATAGCCGTCGTATGTTTGTACACGAGACTTTTCAACGCCGCCAATACTTCTATAAATTTTATCAACGTCTGCAATACCTGGAGTATTTGATCCGGCCGCTACATAGTCAGTAATAAATTTTCTGTTTGGAATGTCGTTGTCTTGAGTAACTCTAGCTTCATATCCAGTTGTATTAACTAGACGTAATTTTCTAATAGAACTTTGTAAGTCAAATACTAAGTCACCTGCTGCCGATGTACTAATACTTGAAACTTGAATACCAGTAAGTCCTGCTCCTAGTCCTGTATCTGCATTAAATTGTCTAAAAACAAATGAACCTTGTTTATTAGTACTTGTTAACGCATCATAGTGCTGAATACTTTCATCAAATATTAATTGTGCGTCAGGGTATGCTGATTGATTAGTACCGCGAACAATTTGAATACCTGCTTGATAACCAAGGGCCGCGCTGATACCATTACCAACTTGGCCTTGGTTAACTTTAATAATATTGTCAGCAATAGTAGTGTTAACCGATTCAATTGTAGTTGTTATACCTTTAACATCTAGGTTACCAGTAATAACAACAGTACCAACAGATGATCCAGTATCAAGCGTAATATATCCGCCTGATTGAACTATTAATCTGTAATCGCCTTGACTAACTCTAACTATTTTTGACATGTATATTCCTTAATTAGGGACCGGAGTCCCTAAATTAATTAAGCGTTTTCAATTACTACAACACCAGTTTCAGTACCACTTGGTGCAAGTGCGCCACTGAACGCCCACTTGGCACTCTTGTATGTACCATCACTGTTTACTGGGAACTGATGTCCAGTTGTACCGTATGGAACTAAAACTGCTTTGTTAGCTGTTAACTTAGTAACGTAGTATGTCTTACCAGCTTGGTCAGTTGCTTTGATAGTCATTTGGCCGGCTGCTGGAGCTGCCGCAACTAATTGGCATAGTCCAGTACCCTGCGCTGTTGTAACTTTGTAACGACGATCGTTAGTTTGCTTCTTAATGTCAGCAATAACTGAGCTTGAACCGCCATTGATTGCCGGAATATAAGCGTAGGCAATGATTGCATTTTCTTGATTAGTTGCGCTGAATGCTGAACCACTGTCAGTTGTTAATGCAACTGAAGTAGCTGTTACTGACTGTGTAAATGTTAAACTGCCGGCAGATGGTGCTGATGTATAACCAGAACCTTGATCGGTAATAACAACTGACTTAGCACGGAATGTTAATACTGGTGTTGCTCCTGTACCTGTTCCACCACTAACGCTAGTAACTGGACCAAGTGTAGTAAATGATCCACGTGTTGTAATTGAGTTAACTGTAGTGATTGCACCGCCTGCTGTAGATGTTACATTAAGAACTGCTGTTCCACCTGCTGTATTAACTGTTAAGTCAAATGTTTGAGCATTGCCATAACCTGTACCGCCACTGATAGTAGCACTTAATACTTCAGATGTTATTGTACCTAGTGCTGTTACACCACCTGGTAATGCAGGTGCTGGAAATGTAACTGTTGGTCTAGTAGTGTATGAGCCTAGTGCATTTAATACTACACTTGCTATACCTTCGCCACCAATACCATTATCAGCTGATGTGCTTGATGAACCGATGTTACGGTTACCAAAGAATTTTTTGTTTAAAGGACGTCCCATTTTGTTTTCTCCTTAAGAAAAATAGCGTTCTAGGCTATACGCGGTTGGATTTCCGCATAAAATTCACCCCGTGTGAATCATACTATGTATTTATGCAATCAAGAGAAAGGGCTCCGAAGAGCCCTTGCTTGTTTTCTTTAAGTAATGAATTACTTGAAGCTAACGTTAGCTAAGGAAACCTTACCTAAGTAGTCAGCCGCATTACCTAGAGATGATGCAGTGTTTGACAACTCAACATAACCATAACGTGTCATGAATGATACGACTGGTTCAAATGTTGATGGATCTAAAACAACACCACTGCTCATCAATGGAATGTATGGGCAATAGAATGCTGC